CCATTCTTCTTCGTCTTCATAAAACACCAGGGTTGCGTCGGGATCTCCCGAATTCTCGATTGCTGCTCCGAGCTTGTAAAGGATATGGGCCTCCTCTTCGGTGAGCTCGGGCTCGGGGCGCCCTCGTTTGTGAGCTCGCACCTTAACTGAACCAGGCCGATCTCGAGCGTGAGCTCGAACCTTCACTTTCGGGTTTCGCTTCGCGCCTTGGAGCAGAAAGTCGGAAGGAGTCTGGCCCTTGTAGTTGTCGCCAGGCCAATTCCGACTCGAGCTCGAGGCCGAAACAAGGGCTTCGTCTGAATAGAATTCCTCCTTCAAAGGGTGCTCGTAAAGAACGGTGTACCCGTGTGGATGGACTTCGATCACCTCGAATACGTCGTGAGGAGCGGATTGGATCCGCGTCTCGAGCTCCGTAGCCGAGTAGTGCTCGGACCCATATTTCTTGAGCCAGGCCATATATTCGTTCGAGAGCTTCGCCTCTTCGCCTTTGACCAGGTGGTGATTCCTACGTCTCGGAACGTCGCCCCATGAGTGCAGGAACTTCCCGAAATCCTCCGCCCTTTTGTCCTTTCCATAAGGGAAATCACGGAGATAATCCGAGAAATATTCCCCTACACGTTTCGGATCCTCGTGGAGCCTACGCGACATATCCGCCATAGACTTCAACGACTTGCGGGTTACTCCGTGTTTCGGGTCAATCATATTCAGCCAGTGATCGATGGTCTGGGAATGGACCTTCGGGTTCTCTCGCCAGGCTCCGGGATGATCTCCTGCCATCGCATTCGCAGTGTCGAATGCGTCCTGCTTATCATCCGTGTGGTACCAGCTGGGAGCCGTCTCGTCTTCCTTCGGCTTCGTTGTGCCTGGCGGAGTAACTATGTATTCGTCCCAGTCGGTATTCCTCCAGATGGTGAATCCCTTAACGGTCTTGACTTTTCGGATACTCATTCGTCGGGTACCTCGGATGAATGGTGTTCGGCAATCCTCCACCCGGCGCGAGTTGGAACGATAACGAAGGTATATCGCGCATTTACGCTCTTCGGTATCCCATCCTCGATAAACTGGAATTTGTAGAGTCCGCTCAAGACTTTCGCCCTCCCGACATCCTGGACAAAGGTACTCTGAATCTTTCCGCAGAGACCTTCCTTTGCCATAAAGCGATTGAAATATGCCAGGAGCTCGGGATGGCCCCGGAGAACCTTGGGATCGTAGGTCGGAACGAGTACGGCATTCGGCATGTATAGACGGAGAACCTGGGCCGGGTTGCCCGTGCAGATTGTATCCATCCATACCGTGGGAAAGTTAGTCATCGTGGAACTCCTACAATTGCCTTTACTCCTTCTGTCAGTGACTTGGTTCGGAACGATCCGCGCTTGAACTTGGAGGGATGAGTCTGGCGTATCTTAATCAGGTTCGGTGTCAGGTGGACTTTCGGAACCGAAAACCCGTGCTGCCTGGCCCAGCGCGTCGCCTCGGTCTTGTTGAATAGAGCTCGATCGAAGGAAAGGCTTTGAATCGACAGCTTGCTTCCCGTGTTGACGAGAACCCCAGACGCCGGAGTGTTGGGCCTGGTGCTCGAGCTCGAGCCGTAGCGTTCTAGCCATCCAGGTTCTCCGAACTGGTTCCATAGGTCCACGAATCGGTTGCAGTCGGGACAGCAGGAGTCGGGTGCTACTGGGTTCTTCTTCTTCCCAAACTTCACCTTGCACTTTGCATATTGCTTGTCGAGCACTTCTTCCGGAGAGGCGTCTGGATTCTCTTCTCTCCATACCTTTACCGCCTCGGCCAGCGACAGAGACTTCCCCTTCTTCTTGCGTCCGATGAAATAGAGCTTTGGATCCCGGAGTGTCGCCTGGTACTCCGCCTGTGCTGCCCGCTCGAACTTGTCCGGATGAAGGACAGAGAGCGCCCACCACCATCCGAGAGGTTGGTAGGGGCACAGCCAGCACCCGCTTTTTCGAGTCTCTCCGAATCCGCAGCTATCGAGATAGGGCTGCTCGTCGTTTTTCGCGATTCCCATCTCCTCCAACGGGTAGGCCTCGGTAACGTAGCTCGCCTCGAAGCAGCCCACGTCTCCCCCTTTCGCGAGCCTGTCAGTTTCGTCGGCGGCGAGACCGATCAGATTCAAGTGAGGAAGGCGCTTCTTGTCACGGACCTCGCTCCCCCACTTAGTATTAGTAGCCCATGGGCCGAACTTTTCGATGGCCAGGTCCTCTGTCACCTTCCGAATCGGAGCCACCTTGTGGTTTCCCGTGCAGCTCTTATCGTCGCGGAGGGGGATCGTTCCTTTCCAGGCGAAGTCCACCAGGATCTCAGGGCGCAAGTGATAGACACCCGCAGCCGCTCGCTCTTCGATGGTGCCATAGTGGAGCCTCCGCTCCTTGTCTTGAGGAGCCCACCACGCACGCTCCGCCTTCCCTGCGAATCCTCCTTCCTTTTTGATCTCCGCAGCCTTGGCCTTGTACTTCTTTTTGAGAGCCTTCATCCTGACGGCGTATTTCTCTCTGATAGCGTCGAGCTCCGGTGCCATCTGATCCTTGTCCATTCCCTGGTTCTTGAGCTCGGCTCTTTTCTCTTTGATCTCCGCCTTCTTTTCGGCGCGGATCTCATCGAGCCGGACATCTTTTTCGCGGTACATCGGAGCAATCACTTCCCGATATACTTCGGCCCATCCTTGCTCTCGATCTTGTCTCGCTGTTTTCATGGCCTGGAGCCAGCTGTCGCGTAGTTCTCCGCTCTTAGTGCCTGCCTGTGGCTTCTGAAGGTTGAGCCATCGGATGCCGTGCTTCTTGGCAAACTTCTCGACCTTCGGAATTAGGTCCATGGTGTGCTTCCATTCTCCGCCTGTATCGGAGAACACGACGGCGTCCACGTCTTCGGGTCCGTGTTTCTTACCGTCCCAGACGAGCTCTCCATCTGCGAGCAGACAGAGCATGGTGAGCGAGTCGCGGCCAAGTCCCATGTTCAAGATAGTTATTCTGCCAGGCGATGCGGTTTGCTCGTCCGAATAGGATGCACCACCGAAAAGACCCATCTGAAGTCCGGGATGTCCCGGAGTGTCGATTCCCGGAACGTGCCCCTCTTCTTGCTCCGGGTTGGTAATGTATTCCTGGCCCCCTGGGTAGATTCCCTTGAGCCCCTCTCGGATTCCCATGCGTTGGGCCTCGAAAGTCTCGAGAGAGTGGAAACGCTTACCGAGCTCGAGCTCAATAGGTTGCTCGAGCTCGAGGTAGAACGGGATCCCGTGATCGATGCCAGCGAAGGTTTCGCGCTGGAAGAACTCGTCGGGGTCGGCGATGAGCTCTTTCCGCTCCGAGCTCGAGAGTTGGGCCGCACTCGAGAGTCGCTTCAGTGCCGCCTCGGATGCCCAGGAGCTCGGCATTCCTACCAGGTCCGTGTAGTCAGGAACGGACTCTCGCTGGGAGCCGATGTAGCGTTCCTCGAGCAGCTGCTCTCGAGCCTCGTCTTGAGCAGCTGTTATCTCCCCTCGAGGATCTCCGGTCTTCCGTCTCTTGCGCCCTACGTGCGCCTTGATCACCACACTGTCCATCTGTACCTGGGTACCCGGAGAGTTCTCTCTGATCTCTTGAGCCACGGCTGTAGCTGCTTTCTTCCTGGGTCCTATTCCCAGGAGATGAAGACGAACTGGAGTCTTTTTGCGCAGGTATTCTCCCAGCTGCGTAGGGGAGGTAGCCGCATTCTGGAACGGAAGAGCTGGGATCCAGTCCTTCCGGCCCAGGAGCTCGTCGACCTGGTCGTGATATTCGTGAAGCGGAATCGGGCCTAACTGGAGCGGCACGAGAACCGATGCGCCCATATCCAGGAGCTCGTTCACCTCGTCTTTGTAGGCGGATAGGCGTTGAAAGCTCTCCACCTGGTGGCCTACCATGTCGGGCGCTACCACGTTGGCCAGTTTCCCTCCCGCGTCGGCCAGGTAACGATAGACATCGAACCTCTCGGCCCAGCTCTCTTCTGGTATGGGCACCGCTACAACTGGCGGACCGTCTTCGGGGAAGTCGACCTCGCTAAATGCACCTGAATCCAGAAACACCGGTATACCCAACGAAGCGGCTCGAGCGAGCTCCTCGAGACAGGGTCCGCGACATTCGCGAACCCAGCGGCCGGACTTTTTGTCTACAGAGGCGAAGGCAGAGCCCACGGCTTTGCCCAGGTCTGCGAATCCCCGGATACTTCCAGGCCTGTTCGTCCCAGAGGCAAAGTGAAGAACGGGCACCGCTCCCAGGAACTCGAACTCTACCTGGCCGGGTGCTTCTTCGGGGTTGAACATCACCGTCTGGCCCGAGCTCTCAGCGGGTAGATCCAAGTGGCCGGCAGCATGGCGGACGAACTCGATGGGGTGCCCCGTCACATGGTGGCCGTTTTTATCCCGGAGGAGGATCATAGTGCGGAGCTTATCTTTCTCAAAATTGGGTCGGATTAGGAAGGTTCCGTCGCGTCCCTTCGTGCCGCCTACCGGCTCGACCTCGATCTCAGCGCCCTCCGGGTCGATAAGGTAGGGCGCGACCGCCGAGATATCGGGCTTTTTGTAGACCCGATAGGCCAGCAGCGTGTCTTTCATCCATTTCCGTTTCGGAGCTCCAGGATAGTCCGTAGCCCTAACCAGAAACACCTGGCCCACCTTTGCGTTCAGGAAGGGGGCGAACCGGTCCTCTGGCTCTCCGGGGTTCCTGAGCTTCACCCCTGCGAGCTCCATGTGCTCGAGGAGATCGCGGCGTTTCTTCTCGAGGGTGCGGTAGTGGGCCACCGCGCCACCGGGCATGTTGGCTCGCTCCGGGTCCATGCTTCGGATAGCGTCTTCCGTGATCAGCATGGCTCTGTTGATCCCGTTCATCTTCCACAGATAGTATTCTTCCCAGGACTTGAAGGAGCCAGGCGGAGACTTCTTCGGATTGTCGCGGGGCTGGAGTTTTTCTTCTCCGTGGAGCATCCGAACGCCTGCATGTTCAGGGTAGACCCAGACGATCTGGCCTTTCCGGTGCCCGTCAATATAGACGGCCTGCCAGAACCCATCATGTTCGCTCTGGGCACCCGTGAATCGAACCTGATCCCCCTTGAACCAGGAGGTTTCCCCTTCCTTCGGGTTCCAGAGAGTCTTCTGCTCGCGTCCCAGGATGTCCCAGTCCGCCCGCATCGCGGGAGGGTCGACGCAGCACTCCCATCGTATTTTGTCCACCTGTGCCAGAGCTCGGTCTTCGGCCGGGTCTCCACCACGAGCTCCGCTCGGAGCTGAGCCCTTTACCTCTGCCACGGGCCTCAATCCCTTGTCCTTCAAGGCCTTGTAGGTCGTTCCAGACTCGGTAGCGAGCTGGTAAGTCATTAGGAGCGCGGGTGCGTCGCCTCCGCTCCGCTTGCCCTGCTCCATGATATCGATCACACGGGCCACGAGCTTCGACGCAGCCCCCTTTACGCTCCCATCCGATGCCACACGGGTGAGCTCGAGGACATCTTTCACGTCGAGCTCGCCGCTCAATACCCTACGGGTCTTGCTCAGGTTGGCCGTATTCGAGTTAACCGTCGCTACGGCCACCAGGCGGGAGCCCTTCATCAATCCAAGGGCAAAGAGCAGGCCACGAGCGTTTAGGTAGGGGAGCGCCGAGTGGTGCTTCTCGATGAAGTCCTGTGCTGTCTTCTTGTCGATGTTAACCAGGCGCAAGACCTGGGAATAGCCGGGAACCAGCGAGGCCAGCCAGTCGGTAAGGGCCGCAGTCGCAGCCCACATCGGAACCTCCCCGGAGTCGCCTCTTCGAGCCTCGATCAAGGTAGTGGGTCCCTTCCTGCTCTTTCTCTCGCCGAGTATGATCTTCTCTCCGCTCCACCTGTCAGGCAGCGCTTCCGCAGTGACGGCCAGGGCAGAAAGCGCAATTCCCGCCCGCTCCGCTTCAGTCATTCGCTTTCCGTCCGGACCGGAAAAAGGGACTTGAAGCATATCCGCTAAGGAGAAATCCGAATCGGCCAGGCCTCCACAAGCCTCCGGGAGCTCGGCACAGTAGGCCCAGTAGAGCTCGGGCTCTTCCATCAATACCTCAGCGTTCCCCACCAGGCGGTCCGCGAGCTCGTAGGGTGTCTGCCCTCCGTAGGCGTTGCCGAAATCGGGAGCCGGCTTGTACCCCTTCTCACCAATCGACGGAGCTCCGAGCTCTCCGAGTTCATCGAAATAGTGGGGGCCTTTGTTCCACAGCTTCCCCTGCCTGGCGGCCTGGTGCGTGCGCTCGGCTCTACGGCGATTCTTCGCGTAGTCCCTTCCCCTCTTCGTCAGGCGCAGAACACAGGTCTCCCGGTCGTAAAGGGTATGTTCAGCTGCGATGCACGTCTTCTTCGACGCCAGCCCTTTATCGAGGAGCTCTTGCGGTCCATCAGCGAGCTTTCCTTCGGGAGTCTCAGCGTAGGGGGTAGGGCCGCGTAGGTAGAGCTCCTCGAGGATCCTGCTCCCGGCCTTCCGCAAGCGGAGCTGTCCTTTCCGGTTCAAGAGGCGTTGTTGGCTCTCCTCCGGGTCCGGCTCTGGCTCTGGGCTCCAGACGAGCTCCACATCCTCGGTACCGAGCACCTGGTAGTTGTACTTGCCACCACGACTATCCCTCAGTAGCTCGTGAGTCTCAGGGTGTACGGGGTCCGTCTCCAGGAATACGCTCTGGAGGTTCTCCATCCAGGTGTGGGTTCCGACCCGGTAGTGGTTATCGAGGACGGAATCGGAGAGGATCCGATGAGGGAATGTGCGACTCCACCCCTGCGTTGGTCGAAGCTTGACGATGGCGCCCACCGGGAACTGGTCGATGGCCTCGACCATCGCCGGAGCCCACGGCTTTTTTTCTCCTCCCATGGGGAATTTGGGATTCGCGATCAACCGCCCCTGCTCCACCGTCGCCTCGCGCATCCGGCGCGGTAGGCGGACGCCGAGCTCGGTAGCAAGGATCTCGGTGGGGTCTTTGCCGGCATCGGGACGGCCTGGAGCCGCAAACAGTCCCGACTGGGCAGCGCTCTCTCCGGGATCGAATGCTGCGGCAGCGTAGGGGGTGAGGTATTTCTCTACCGTCAATGCCGGGTCGCGAGACTTCTCTGCTTTCTTGAGGACCAGGCCGAACAAAACACCCAAGAGAGGGAGTTCGTCGAACAGAGACTTGAACTTCTCCGCTATTCCCGTGCCTTCGCCCATCTGAATCTGAGAGGCAGCGGCCTCGACCATGGCAATCGCCTGCGAATCCGACTTGTTCTTGATTGCCTGGGCGAAACGAGAAGCCGCATCGAGCAACGGGAAAAGGTCCCATTTGTCTTGGACCGATCGATCCTGAACTCCCTGGTGGATCGCGACGATAATAGGAAGAGCGGCGAGTAGAGCTCGCTCCTGTTTCTCAGAAACGAACCCTTGGAGCTGGAAGCGCCTGGGAAGGTAGCCGACCATAATGTCGTTGAAGAGCGTAGCGAGAAGCGCCGAGTCCTGCTGGTAGCTCTCTGCTCGAGCTGCCCCCATCGAAGCAAACACCGCTCTCGCAAAGGCTGGATTGAACTCCTGGAACTCTTCCACATTGTCCTGGGTGATTATCCCCTTCCAGACAAAAGGCGGGAGATCGGCCACGCGCTCGATGCCGAGTGAACGGATGAGCGAGAGAGCCTTTCCGATGGGAGACTCTTCTCCAGAAGCGCTCTTCTGGGTTCGTCCCGCAAGAGTACGGGCCTGAGCGAAGGACAGTGGCGTTCCGTCGGGCTTGGTGGCCAGGCGGACCAGAACGTCTCTCGTGCCAGCTGGAGAGCTCCCAGCGGGCCACACGTCGGACCAGAGAGACCTTCCCCGTCTCGAGTAGGACTGATATTTCCCCGTGGGGGCCATCAGGATCGCGATTGCTCGTCCGTTCCCACCCAGCACATAGTAGGTGCCTTTCGGGGTATAGACTTGCTCTCCAGCGATTCTGTGCTCTTTATCGTCTCCCTCCCAGACCACCGGGGTGCCCAGGGTGGCATCGCTGTGCGGGAGGAGAACTCTTTCCGCGTCCAGGTTGGCGGCAATCTTCTCGATCTTCCGCGTCTCTCCGAGTCGCTGTAGGCTTCGGGCTTGGAAGACGGTGGGGTAGTGGGGAGTCTCCTCGAAGGAACCAGGTAGGTTCGAGGATCGAAGGTCTCCCATCCCGTCCCTGTGGGCTGGGATTACCATATATGTAGCGAGATATTCCTTTCCCTCAGAGTCAAAAAGAGGCGTGCGAGAGGCGGCCCGCTCCATGGGCTTAGCCTTCGGAGCTCCAGTTATGATCTTCCGTCCGGAGCCTCCCTTGAAAATACCCCGCTTCCCTTCCTTTTTGGCTTCCTTTACGCGACGCTCCACCGCTCTCTTTCCAGCTGCCAGCTGTTCCTGAGCTTCCATCACATCTATGAGCTCGGCGTCAATCCCCGGCTCCTCGGCGTCCAGATACACGCGAGGTCGGCTGCCGTCCGCTAATACGGGCCTCCAAAGCACGTATTTGCTACCGTCCTTAGCCTCTCGGACCTTGCCTACTCGGGCCTGGGGATTCGTGCGAACGGTGAGAGCCGGCTTGCCTCGCTTTGAAGGGAAGTAAACCTCTGAGGGCTCTTCTCCTGGAGCGGCCTCGTAGAGCTCGTAGAGACTGGGCTCCACGCTGGGACCGGTAACCAGGCAGAGGTGCCCCAGCGGGGTAGCCCTCCATAGGTACATGCGTACCACCCTGCGGTCTTCGAGGGTGGCCTGGTGGGACTCTGGATGTTTCCGGTGTCCATGGCTCTCGAGCTCGCGCTGTACTTCTCGTTTTTCCGAGCTCTCTGTGCCAGCGTTCCGTATCCGCTTTTTGAGTTCTTCGATCATTCCGAACTACCCGCCGGAGTAGACTCGTAGTCCCTTCTTTTGCTTTGCAGATCCGTACTTTCGGATGTGGTCGATGAGCATGGGCTCGATGGCGCTCGAGATGTCCGGCAGGATTTCATATCTCGCTGTAACGCCCCGCAAGAGCCCGTGCATCGGCGTTCCGAGAGTCTGGATCGACCAGGCTCTCGAGTTGGGGTAACTAACTTTGATGACCTTGTTCCCATTCGTATCCCGGCCGACACCTGAGATTATCAGATTCGAGCCGAAAAGTACCGGGTGCCACCCACGTTTTCCAGGCGTTGAATTCCGACGCTTCCCGTTCCATTTCTTGGCGAGAGCAGTCTGTCTCTGAGCTCCCCTCGAGGAGCGCCGTTCTTGGGTCGACTCGATATGGGCCTGCGCCTTGTCGATGGCGTCGACATAGGGCTCGAGCTGTTGGAGCTCTCCCGGAGTGATGTGGAGCTTCTTGGCGCATCTCTGAAAGTCCTTCAGGTTGGCAGCGATCACGGCCGCCTGTGCCGTCTCCTTTCCGCGAGCGGCTCCTTCCTTTCCGTACTCGTAGCCGTACTGGGCTCCTCGCTTGGCGCCCTTCCAGGCGGCTTTGCCGGCCTTTCCGAGCCCCTTTCCTACCGCGCCGGCCATCTCGCCCCATGCTGGGTTGTAACGAGAGGCAACCTCTGGATCGTAAGAATAGACATGGTAGGCGCCTCCTTCCTTCCTTACGCGCGTGTAGGTCTTGGGGTACCTGGCGCCCCAGGATCGATGGTGAGAGGCTTCCTTCGCCTTGTTTGCCTTCCCGACGGTCGAGTAGGGGCCAGCGATCCACCTGAATTCGCCCAGGTCCATTGTCATGCGTTGGGGCGCTCCGTGGGGATTCCGCCGCTTCTGAGCATTGATCGCGAAGTTGGCCCGGTACATCGTTTTTTGGGTGATCCCTTGCTGCTTTCTGGTCTTCTTGTTGTAGACCTTTTTCTTCCCGCTCCGCCAGCCCTTCATGACGGCTCGAGCGAAGGCCATTGTATCCTTGTACCCGGCTCGCCTGGCCTGCTTGGTGAAGGCTCCGACGGTGCCTTCCTCCTCCATTTCCGTGTCGGCCTCTTGGAGCCAGGCGTCGCCAGTCGAATAGTTTTTCCGCCTGGTGGTACCGCTAGCCCAGGTTGCCATCTTCTTCATTCTGGACGAGCCCAAAATATTCGATAGGTCTGCCCTGCTTCCACCCGAACCACGGATTAAGGAATCGGCCTGTTTGAATTTGCCCTGGTCGATGAGTTTAGACGCCTGCTGAAGAACCTTTTTGGTTTGATCATAGCCCTGGTTCTTACGCGGAAGGTGCGGGAGCTCCAACCATCCGAGCTCGAAGAGAAAGTCTCCCCATCCTCTCAGGTTGGTGTGCGTGCTCTTCGACTTGGCGGGGAGGAACCGAGAAAAGTGTTTCCCGAGCTGGAGCGTGCTCATGTGGCCTACATCGCCCATGCGATAGGCTTCCTGTGCGAGCTTGTCGATTTTCGACTTCGAGAGCCCAGTTAGGTTCTGCCATTTTGCGAGCTTGGCGACCTCGGCCGTTGTCGGGTTCTTCCTGGTGTTCGATCTCCGAATCCGCTTGGCCACCTCGTAGGAACGCTCGCCCCCCGAACGCCCGATCTTCATGACCGAGTCTCCGTCCAAGCTGAAAGCGAACCCGGTCCAGCTCTTAGGAAGGATATTCCCTGTGATATTCGACCTCACCACGAGCTTCTGGCCCTCGGTGGAGAGAAAACCAGCTGGGGTCTTCGCGCTTCCTGGACGGTGCTTCGTCTTCCTGTTCTTCCGCTTAGGATTGAAACGTCCCGGAGGATGAACCAGGCCCACCTTTACCGCTATCTTGTAGTCCTTCGTCGCATATTCTCCACGGTCCACAGCGATAGCGGCACGGAATCCGTTGATCCACCAGCTACCATGCCCATGTCCATACCTGCGAAAGTACCTCTCGGCGTCCACCCCCGAAAGAGGGGTCTTGCGTTTGCGAGCCAAGGCCTTCTCTCCGGCCCGGTATCCCTGGAAGAAGTCCTCGTCGTAGCTGTTTTTTCCTCCCGGATAGTCCGATGGCCTCCTTATTCCGGGGAAGGCGACGAGCTCTCTGTCGCTATTCTTCTTGCGCCTGGGAGCCTTCTTAGTGGCGGTGGATGCGGCGACCACATCTCCTAATGCGTACCACCTCCCATGAGGATCCGTTTGGTTTACGACGATGTACCCCTTTTCTCCGTTGGCGGACCACATCTCGGCTCCCCATTCTCCCGCCCCACTTCCTGGCGGTCCGACCACTTCAAATATAGTACCCCGCCACTGCTTTCCTTTAGCTCGATCGCCAGAGTACCTCCGGGAGAGAGCGGAATCGCTCAGTTTTACCTTCTGGTCCCTTTTTAACTGCGTATTTCGACGCCTGGGAGCCTTCCTGTTGGCTTTGGCCTTCACCGGCTCCACGTACACCTTGACTCCGCCTCCGGCGCTGTCAGCGAGGGTCTGAGCCTCTGCGACGGCCGAGCTCTTGGTGGCGTAGCCGGTGAGCTCTCCACGCTTGGCTCCGTTTTTGCGAAGGACGATCTTGTAGCCAGGCATCACACGCTCCCAGCCATGTAGAGGCGGACACTGGTGTTTACGGCGGCGGTTCGAGTGAGCACCATCCGGATCCAGACGCACGGGCAGATGTAGTTGTTGAGAGTTACTCCGCCACCGAACGCGGGGATCAGGACGGGCGGAGCCAGGTCTAACCAGGTGGGAACCGGGTTGGGCTGTCCCAAGACCACATTAGTCGTTCCTCGAGCAGCGAACTGAGGTTGAAGCGTAACGGCGACGCCACCCGCATTGAAGACCTCAGCCCAAAAGGTGAGCGCGGGGAGCGCGGGCACCATCAAGGCCTGGCTGTTGAAAGCTCCGCCTGCGTTGAGAAGGACTTCCTGGTACCAGGTGGCAGTCCCACTCGAGGCGGGTGGCCCAGCTTGGGAGATATCGGCCAAAATAGGCATTAGTAGTAGCTCCCCTCAACCTGCAAAGCTGGATCTGAAGGCAGGGTTGCATCGTACACGTCGAACTGTAGGATCAGCTGCCAGTAGCGTACCGGGTAGCCCTCACCAGGTGGAGTGAAGCTCAGAATGCAATCCTGCATCCCTGGCACGTATTTGTCAGTGATGTCCTCGTTCGGACAGATGACAGACATGGAGTTCGGATCTTGGATATGTCCTCGCTCGCGAAAGTTCATCTCCATACTTGTCACGCTAACGGCGAGCGTCGAAAAGTCTCCGATCTGAACCCAAAGACGGCCGCCGGCTCCACCTGTCACGGTAGAGGGCTTCCAGATAGGAATGGTTCCTTGGTTTCGTACTTCACCACGGGCCGCACGCTGCTCCGGCCGGAGATCGAATACAGGACTACGCCACTGGGCCGTTCGCACACTGGGGGCCGTTCCCGCAGTCCACACCAGCATCGTCGGAATGCCGTTCCACACACCGATGGGCATATTGGTGGGATTGGGAAAAGGAAGGGTTCCAGCAGGATTGTGCCACTGTCCCTTGTCGCTCCATTCCCCCGGAGCCGGAACCGGCTCGGGGATCTGGGACATATCCTCGTAGTACCCTATGTGGGTGGGCCTGCGTGTCGACATCGTCGGCCCCCTATCGAGTTAGATTTCGTGGCCCACGCTCTTCGATTGCCCACACGTTGACATTGATCCGCATATTGGCGGCGAGCGGGGTGAAAGTGAAGACGAGAGCTCCACCACGGTCGAAGACCCATCCGTTTCCGCCAATCAGTCGAGGGAGCTCTGCCGATCCGAACACAGAACCACCGAGGCAGGCCTGGGTCGTGAGACGATCTCCATTCGAGTGCTCGAGCAGACAAAGGAAGGTGTTGAGATCCCCATTGGCTCCGATCTGGGTATTCAGAGCTGCCGTGTTCTCGACAGATGCCTGGATCGCGTACACCAGACAGGGAATGTCGAAGCGAATAGTCTGAACCGAGGCCGTATTGACGGGCGAATTGAGGTTCTGAACGACATAGTCGCGATGCTGGTGGGCAACCTGGCGGTTCGTACTCAGAAGGAGCTGAGGAGGCCAGACAGGGGTCCGCATGAAGGGAGGAAGAGGCTGGCCGGCTGGCCCGCCTGAGCTCGCTCTGCTCGGAGGATTGAGCTGTGCCTGCATTCCAGGCATGCCGCCGCTACCGACTACCTGGTTCGAGAAGGGGCTTCCAGCCGCAACAGGAGGCCCGCCACCGTAATATCCGTCACCGTAGGACATATGAGCTCCGGTCCGAGGTTAAATTCCAGAAGAGAGAGGGGCAATCGCTTGCCCCTCCCTTTCTGTGCGAATCAGGCGATTTCGATCGCCTGACGATAGGCACCAACGAGAACAATCTTCACGTTCGTGACAGCAACGAGAGGCTGAGCGCTCGAGCCGAAACGAAGCAGAATGTTGAAGGTTGTGTTGGCAGGCAACGCAACGGGGTGGCGCCTGTACACCCACAATCCACCGTTCGAGTTATTGACGTACTCCGTTGCGGCTGCACCGGACCCGATAGCGAACAGACCGCCACCAGCTCCAATCAAGGAACAAGGCGCAATATCAATTACCGTTTGCAAAAAATCCCATGAGAGCACGCCGTCTTTATAGATGACAGAAGCGTCGGCTACAGTAGGAGTAACGACAGCAGCAGCACCCTGGATCACACAAGCTACGCCGAACGTATCGTATGCAAGACCGGCCGGTATGCGGCCTCCTTCCTTGAGATTCGTCTCTGCAAGGCTTAGAGCAGCACCATACCCTTGACCAGTTTGACCAATGGGAGTCGAGAAAACTCGAGCAGTAGTAGAAGCGACGCCACCGATAGCGAGCTGGCAAGTGCTCCACAAAGCCTGCTCTCCAACCCGGACAACATTCTTCGGAAGTTCAAGTGGAACGCCGGAAACTCCGGGGCCACCGGGGGGGAGCATGGGAACTCCTGGGATACCGTAAGGCATTTTGTTTCTCCTTGGCTGAACCTTTACAGCCTAAGTTGATTTAGTTGAAAAGGCTCTCTAGTAGCCACCAGCGTACATGAGGGCTCCGAACCCTTCGGTAGAATCCATCGCTGTATTTGGATCCATCGAATCATCGGTCGAGAGCATATCAGGAAGAGATTGTTTGGCTTGACGCTTCAGAGAACGGATAACCCGTCTGCGCTCCTTGGTGGGGAGAGCTGCAATTTTCTGAAAGTTGTCAAACCCAACGAGACATATCATCCACTTCTTCCCACATCCCGGCTTCCCGGCGTTAGCCGAGGGCTGGGATTGGGAAGAACCGGTTTGACGTAGGCGGTGAAGCCTACGTCCCGGAGATGGAAAACGGCGCATGAAACGGCGAGGACCGGCCAGTGCTGCTGTACGCTCGGCGGCGCCCAGATCACTCCCAGAATAATAGGCATCGGCCATCGAAGCATCACTAAGATACGCTCCGAGGGAAGTGCCAGCCCCCGCTACATCAAAATTTACGACATCGTACCCCATATCGCCGTATCCGCTCATAACTTCGAGCTCACCGTAGCCACCACCGTATCCGCTCATGACTTCGAGCTCACCATAGCCGCTCATGACTTCGAGCTCACCGAACCCGGCCGTCGCAGCCTCAGCGACTTCGATTGCCGCCACTGTGGTTTGCCCCTGTCGCCAGCGGTAGAAGTCGACGGCACCACCAGCAGTCGCGAGAGCGACACTGATTTGATCCCGGAACTTCCCGGCGGGAAGGAACTTCTTCGCCAGGGCACCCATCAGGAGGCCTCCGACGGTGAAGGAAACGGCTTGGAGCTTCTCGGGGAGGTACCGTCCACCGGCCTTCAGTCCCATTTCGATCGGAAGGATCGAGATAGCACCGAACGCGGCAGGGACACCGAGCCCAACGATATCGCTCAGCATTCCACCAACGACTGGAACCTTCTTGAGATTCTGCTGAATCCCTGTCATGACTCCAGTATTGCGCCGTCTACGGGTATACGCTCGGCGAGCGGTCTTGCGACGCATCCCTCGAGTTGTACCGTTACGGCGGCGGGTGTATGCCCGGCGAGCAGTACGGCGACGCTGGCCCCTTTTGGTTCCGTTGCGGCGACGAGTGCGAGCGGCACGCTTGGCAGCGTTGCTCCGACGAGTCGCGTTGCGACGCCGGGTGGCTGCTGCCTTCTTCGCGGCTGCACTGCGCTTGCGTTTGCTACTTGTGGTCTTGCGACGGCGCAGGCGGGAGAGTAGCGATTTCGCGCTAGTCCTCTTCTTCCTGGTCCGACGCCGACGGCGTGGGTTGACGAGCAGAGCGCCTGTGTTGCGCCGTCGCCGTGAATACCGACGAGTTGCCATTTTTGCTCCTTGTGAAAAGGGTGGGTGCGGCGTTTTTGGATAAAAACTGTGCGTTGAGTGCGGTGAGTGTGGTCCGAACCTGTTTGCCCAGTGAACCGTCACCCGCGATAACCTTCACACCTTCGGCCTGGTTCGGTCAAGGGAGAAGGGTTATTCTCTGTGGCACCATCTGTAGCTACAGGAGCCAACCCATGCCGCTACCCAAACGTCTCGCGAAAGGTACCGCATCCCATACAGTTAGGGTTCGAGTGCCCCGTTATCTCTGGCATCAATTCCTGGACGCTTGCGCCACAGCCGGAGCGAGTGAGGCGAGCGAAGCGGTTAGAGACGGTATGCGCATGTTCATTAGGAAAGCGAACACGAGGAGAGTGAAGCGGGAGCTCCTACCTAAAGGGAAGGCTACCTGACTGCTGCTTCGGCTCTCGCGTCTTGGACCTTCCATCTTACCTCGAGCTCGGTGATGTGGGTTCGCATCTCAGCTAGTCCCGTCGACAGGGTGCCGAGGCACTCGTCGAGCTTCTGCTCCTGGAGGGCCAGCCTGGTCGCTACGTCGGAGATCATGGCCGTCCTTGACTCGTCATATTTGGATATAACTTCGTCGTAGCGCTCTCTTAGCGAGGTTTCTTTGGTGTCGGCTCGAACCACCATGGCCTGGATCTGCTCCTGGAACGCCCGTGCCGCCTGATCCATCCTTGCCTGTGCCTTGTGGTTCCACCAGGCCAGATAAGCAGCGAGCAGCCCCAGGCTCCCGTAGTCCAGCAGGTATCCGAAGAAGCTCTCTTCCATCAATCAGTAATCCCCTCGTATGGGCTGTGATAGTTACCCCCCACGACGAATATATTACCTCGACGGTCCACGACGAGCCAGGGTCGGAGATCGGATTCCTCACCGAACTCATGAATGTACTGGCTGAGCCCGTCTCCCACCTTCTCCGTATAGTACGTGATATGGGTTAGCGGTCCAATGGGCTGAACCTCTTCCTGTGCGTAGATCGGATAGGAGGCCTGGCGACCTCCGACTGCCTTTGCAACCGCCTGTAGAGACCACCATTCCGCGTTCGGCGAAGTGTCCACGTAGTGCTGTACCATCCACTTCCTTTGTTCCTCGGGGAGCCATAGGTGGATCCTCTGCAAAGGGTGTTTCGGATCGTATGCCGCCCAGCCAGGCTCGTCGGTGTAGTCGATGATCTCAATCTGGTCTCCGTCTGTCGGCTCGACGTGGAGCTCGTGGAGCTCTCCCATCGCTACGAGCTCAGACGGGAATCCCGGACCGTCGATGTCCAGTACCTTAGTGGGTTGGATGGATCCCTCTCCAACGTCTCCCCAGCTGTGCCATTTGACGTATTCCTCTCGAGCGTCCATCAGGATCCGCCTCGTATTTCGCTCAGGCTCCGTCCCGAAGGTCTCGATCGGGCCGGAGGTCGAGCTCGAGCTCGAGCTGGGGCTCGGCTTTTCTTCCCTCCGCGTGCAGCCAGTAGGATGTTCAGGAGTAGATACCCGCCCCCGATCCCGATTATCCACCACTTGTATTCGTCCCACAGGTTTTTAGGAGCGTTCACCAGATCGTCGATTCCGGTTGCTGCCATAGGGTCCGTCGCCAGCTGAGCGATGTCGCTTCCCGTCTCCTTCGCCCACTGCCACCGCATCCAGTCCGGATTCCCCAAGGTAGCAGTTAGGTGTCGGCGTTGCTCGATGGCCCTTGGGTTGGCCAAGTCTTGGACGGCCACCCGCATCCCGATGTCGATATCCCCCACCTTCGCGGCTGCACCCTTTAGGATGTTCATGATCTGGCCCGTGTGGTCCTGCCATCCTGCTACGGCCTGGCGCTGCTCTCCGGCCCTCCAGTACATATCTCCCTGTGCGATAAGGGTTTCGTGATAGGCGGTGAACCCTACCTGCTCTTTCGCCTGTCGAGCTGCTCGGTACATCCAGAACGCTGCCATGATATCGGCCTCGACATCGTTCGCGGGAGCATTGAGCCACATCGTCTGGACTCGCTCATCTCTCCAGCTTGTCAAGGGGCTGTTTCGCTTGTCATATTCGACTCGCAGAGCCGCCCACATATCGCTGGTCTGAGTATGTTCGAGGGCGGTCTGTGCGGATTCGTAGGCCATGTAGCCGCCGCCTCCGCCGATAATTGCCAGCCCGATAAGGATCGGAATGAGCCCGTATTCGTTCGGGTTCGCCGCATCGTATTGGGAAGACCATTGTCCTTCCCAGGAGTTCGGTGTCGGTGCTTTCATGTGAGATACCCCATCAGCTCGTCCGCTGGAGATTGGCGTCGAGCTCTCTTCGATCGTTTCTTCGCAGCTGCCCCACCGACTCCGAGGAGAAGGACGAACACACCGATCCCGATAAACACCTTGGTTTTGTTCGCGGCCCACCACCGAGCTCTCTCGGCCTCTCTTTGAGCTTTCAGGCGAGCGAGCTCCTCTTGTCGGATCACCTCCGCCGCAGACCTACCCTCTCCGGCCGCGCCTGGTGCCCCCGGTGTGGCCGGAGGCGCAGCCTTGGCGGGCTGGGCCTCTTCTTCTCTTCCCCACACGTTGATCCGCAGCTGCGGAATGCCTTGGCCCCCAAGCGCTTCGACCTTTCCTTGCAGGTACCCGGCCGCGAATACCGACGGCTCCACTCCACACTCCTCGAAGCCTCGAGCATAGATGGTTAGGGACCGCTCCAGAATGTCCAGGATGTTGTTCTCGTCCATCTGGGAAAAGAGCTGGGACTGCGAATCGTTGAAGAAGTTCATCGCACCTTGAGGCCCATCCAGGGACGCCTGGCGACGAGCGTGCTCCAAGACGGCGATGGCCTCGGCCTTGGTGGTAGGGATAGGCTCCTCATAGCCGGTCTTTCGATTGCCACCGACAGCGAACCGCATTCGCTCAATCTTCTCAGAGAGCGTGCGAGGGTTTTGGAAGTGGTGGGAGCTCGGGTCGATCTGCCAATTCGAGCAGTTGGCCCCGTAGTCTCCCCACGCGGAGCCCCACTGTTGGTGCCAGTCTTCAGAGCGTCTCATAGCTTGCTCTCCTTTGAGCTTGAATTCGTCGTTGCCTGCGCTTCGCTACTCCGATCATGGAGGCGAGTAGGACCAGGCCTCCAACGCTCCCGACGATTGCAAAGAACAGGCTTTTTTTGATGCCTAAAATCGTGTCCGCACTTGGCGGGGGAGGCGCTCCTGGCGGAGCGGAGCCACCTGGCGCGGCCGTACTGGGAGCGGGGGTACTCGTGACACGAGACACGAGGGCGGAAACCGCAGATCCGAGAAAATCGTCGATCTCGTTATCAACGGTCCAAATCCCGTCCGTCGTAATCCGCCATCTCCATCCCCCCTCTCCTTCCGGCTTGCTCTCGGTCGGAAGTGTGACGATCCAGCTCCGCTCCCACGCATCGGCCTGATCGTCGAATCCCCAGGTCCGCCGAATGACGCTCGGCCTACAGGACCAGGAACCGCTGGCGTCTTTTCCTAGAGTCCCTTCCATATCCGGGAGTCCTGCCGCATACATTCCCCCGCTCCCAGTGCGGGAGGGAGCGCACAAACAGGCAGCGATAGTCTGAAAAAGGAGGTCTCCTCCGTCGAGAGCTGCATCGCCATTGATCCACATCGAAATGAATTTCCGCAGCTGGTTCGGATGCACTCCAGCGCGAAATCCTCGAGATCGGAGCTGGGTGGCTGCGCTTCGGAGCTTGCGAATGGTGCGCTGGATCACTCGATGGTCGGCGGCCTCCGGGGTGGGATAATCAGGGTCGGGAATCGCCAGCGGAATCGCACATTGAGTGATTAGGCCGGCCTTTCGGTCGATAAACTGGGCCAGGTTGTCGAGAACGGTAGATATCTCTGACGTGGCCCGGTTGAGCTCGTCTGCCGTAAGGTTCCATTCCCCGTAGTTTCCCCAGGAGCTCAGCTCGTTCCACGAATCGTATGGGCGAGTGTCATACACCAGGCGCTCTCTTTTTGCGTCCGGACGCCGCGAGAGCGATGATGGTGATGAGAAGAGCTCCACCGAGCACTCCTGCTCCGATCTTCACCCCGCGCCTCTCGAAGAACGCGACCTGAGTGTCCGACGGTCGCGAATAGGTGCTCGAGCCACTCGAGCTCGAGCTCGAGCTCGAGCTCGAACTGGAGGGGGCCGGAGGTCGCACCGCTCCCACGAGTGCAGCTGGAACGTACCTGGTGGCCGTCTCTTTGCCCAGCAAAGGCTTCTCGACGTTCTCGTAATAGTTCCGTGCGAGCCGTGCCGCTACGACATCCACCGCAGCCGGGCTCCCCTCCACGGCCTTCACCATCGCTCGAATGACGCGAAGCCCACACACCATCTGGGACGGCTGGCCTATGGATTCGTCCTGAGTCAACCTGGTATTTCCACATCTCTCGAGCCGAGCTCGGTAGCCCGCGACCGTTGAATCAGCCCGCACGGTTGTAATTCCGTGTTCTCCCGCATCGCTGCTCGAGTTTTTCATGTTGTAGGCGAGGTAGGCCATCCAGTCGAAGAGAACCACCAGGTCATCCTGATTAACCGGAGTGACTCCCACGAAATTCATCATATTGGTTTCGATACTGGAAGGACCGAGATCCGGGTCCCATCCCATGACAGTCACGTCGCCGAGAATGGTTCTCGAGCTCGGGTTGAAAACCCCTCCAACGTCTCCGATAGGGATTGCGCCCCAGGCCTTTCCAAATGTGGATAGTCCCTCGAACTGAGAGAGATCGATCTGGTAGTCCGACGCCTTCCCTCCTCTTCCTCCCATTCCTTCCATGATTCCGGGGGGAAGTATTTCCGATGTCGGGAGTAGGGAGCTACGCCTGGTGTCCCGTTGCCATATCTCAGGAACGGCTGCATCCGGATCGTTCGGGTTGGCTCGCTTGGCGAGACCTATCAGGGCTCCGAGCCCCACCCCACCGATGCCACCCTTCACGGAGCCCTTGATGCCGCCAATAGGAAAACCTATGGCAGCGCCAAGGATGCCGTAGATGGTCATCGGGGTGGCGAAGGTTCCTGGAAGGGCCATTCTACTTTCCCCACTTCAAAACGAGTACAAGCAGCCCGATTCCCAATCCGATTCGGATGAGATTCGTTTTCGGATCAAACCGGCCGTAGTTTCCGTAGGCGGTTCGACAAGGAGCGCAGCCGCAGCTCGGGCCACAGCCGCAGCCGGCGTAGTAGGACATCATATTTCCCTCCTGCTCTCAGAGCATCGAACACCAGTGAGCGTGAACCTGCTTTACCCGATGGAGCTTCGCTCTTGCCTGTTCAGGAGAAAGCACGGGACCGCCAGGATATGCGTGAATAGGCTGATTGTTCGCCATAGCCGCCATCATCGCGTCCATCGCTTGCTTGATCTGGGCACAATACTGCTTGGTCCGATACGAAGCGTGCGGGCGATGATAGGAGGACCGGTGCATTCCCGGAACGGCCTGATAGCGAGGCATCGGAGAGCGAACCCTCCGGTACGGAGCTCGAGGCGTGTGGACTGGACGATAGGACCCCACCGGCATCGGAACGGGAGAATAGGGAGGCATGGGGCTCGTTACCCGTCGGTAGGCACGAGTTCCACGCGCCGGACGGATGGCTCCATACCCAGCCAGGTCTTCCCGGTGCTTCATGATTCGACGGTACGCATAGCTTCCCTTTCGTGGACGCCGAGCTCCGGTTGGGCCTGCGTCTGCGGCAACGTAAGGGATCGAGCTCCCGCCACTGGTGCCGCCGGACATCATTCCCGGTCCCATGTGGCCGGCTGTGATCTGCGCTGGAGCTCCATATCCAGAGAGCGCTTCGGATGCTGCTGCCTCTTGGCGCATGTTGAGGAAGGCCCCAACTCCCGCACCGATACCAGCTCCAAGGAGAGCATTCATCTGCTTCTTCTTCTTGGTCTTGCCTGTGATGTAACCGCCTGCCAGTCCGATCGCGCCGAGCCCGATCATCTTGTTCGCCCAAAGTGTGCTTATGTCCATTTTTTGCCTCTCACCGTCGAAACGCTCGACTCATAAATAGGATGATTAAAGAAACCCCGACGCCAATCCCGACGTATGAGGCAATTGTACCAAGTTCGCGGAATTTAGATGCCGCCTCGTCCGATTCCCTTTCGCGAGCGAGCGCCGATTCCGCTGCCGCGAGTTGAGCTCGGATGCGCCCAACAAATGCCTCTGGAAGATTCAGGCGTTCGGCGGTAGCGAGCCGGTTCCTCAGAATCCCCACCTGGCGCTCCGGAGACTGGAGAACAGAGACGGTAGAGGCCACCACCGGCCCATATGTCTCGATGTCCTCTGCAAGCCCTTCCCTGCCTGCATCAGACAGGAGCTCGCTGAGTATCCCCGTGCCGTGTCCGATGAGCGCCTGTGCAGCTTCTTGCTGCTCAGGGTCGCCCGCCCAACCGCCTCCGGCGTAGTTTATGGGAAGGTACGAGTTCATCCAGCCTGGCTCCGCTTCCGCCAGACGGCCACCATCGCGAAGAGCAGCCCGGCGCCACCAAGGGCAGCCACGAGAACCCAAGGCTTCTCAATCGGTGGAGCAGACGCTTGTCGCGCAAGCACATTAGAGGAAGTGGAGAGCTGCTGCTGAGCCTGCTGGTACTCCTGGGCCATTACTGCGTCGATGGCCTGCTGTTCCTGGGCCGCGACCGCGAGCTCCACCTGCCTATCCCCTTCAGTGGCCCATGCGCAGTTCTTTGCAATAGCTTTGTTCAGCGAGGTTTGAACGAGCCTTTCCTTCCGAGCGATACGGCGGTTGGCGAAGAGGCGGGGAGGGTTCTCTCTCCATTTCTCGAGCGCGGCAAGCCGCTTGTTATACCATTTCTGGGTGCGGGTGCAGACATCGCCGTAGGCACCCCAGTACCCATAGCCTTCATATGTTGGAGCTCCGAGGCGCTCCATCTCGTTTCGAGCGCACTTCCATTGAAGAGTATAGTGGCGGTAGAGGGCCATCTTGCCGTCGGCCTTCGCCTGAGCCGCAAGCGCACGGTATTGCCGGTAGGCGATCTTAGCCTGGCCATAGCTGGTGTAGGTGCAGACGCCCCCGAGGGTAGTGGAGCTCCCGGTAGTGACTGGGAGTGACGAGGACGGGATGGTTCCGCTTTGAGGGCCGATCTCGTCTCCGCCGTAACCAGCAATTCCGCCCGGACCAGCTGCCGCTCCTCCGCCTCCAGCCGCAGAAGACCCACGGAAAAGCGCGAGCTCGCCTACCCGGAAGAGCTCGTCCCGTTCTGGCTTGACGGTATTCAAGAGCCTTTTCTGGTCTCCGGTGAGTGAGGCCCACATTACGGGCCGATTCGTGGCTTGTGCTCGGTCGCTAATCGCGTTTACCAGTTTCATCGCATCCATAATGTCGCCTCTCCGTAGTCTCCCCAGTAGGAGAAATCGGACCAGTGTCCGTGATAATTCATGGACGTGTCCGCGAACCGGGTTCCGGGAATCCCCAGGATGGTCCCATCGTTTCCGAGTGCGAATAGCCAGGCTCCAGGAGCGGTATCCACCTGTCCCGCCGGTACCTGGCTCAGTACGGCCTGGTAGATCGGATTCTGAGAAGCATCGGCTCCCGTAGCATCATAGATCCGGGTCCAATGGACTCCTGTACCAGTGCTCCGAACTCGCTCCTGGATCTGGCCGATCAAGACGAGAGCCATGTGGTTCTTCTGGGCGGCAGTTACCTGTCCGCTCGAGGGGTAGGTGGAGCTCATATCTTCACAGCTCCAGGATCGCTTCCGATTAGGGCTGGAACCACCGACGGGCCGACACTCGGATCGACGCCGTAATACTTCCGCATATAGAGCTGAGTCCACTGCTGGTGAGAAAGTCCAGGATGAGCATGGGCGCACTCCCATCCTACGTGCTCTATAAATGGTCCGAGGGGAGTCCAAGTTACGGGACCTGGCCCACCCATTCTCTGCATGGCCGGATACCATTGAGCGGCATGGTTAGCCGTGGCTCCGTATCCGCCCACAGTCGAAGACATCTTCTTTCTCCGGTAGGCCAGGCACAGACCTGTTCCCACGAGTGCGAGGAGAATCAGGGTGTTTTTTTCTTTCTTGGTAGCCATGCGTCTATCCTACCTCGAGGCCAGCCAGAACATTCCGCCCAACAGGGCGAAGGCTCCGAGAATGATGAAAGTCTGCTGTTTGCGTCTGGCGATCAACGCCTCCGTAGCCGGAGACAACGCCGAAGAGAGCGCCGCTGCCCGTTGAGCTGAGAGAGTCTGCCGTGAAGACATGGCCTGCTGCCATAGAGCTTCTCGCTCCGCCTGGGTCGCTGCACCGCGAGCGATGGCACTCTGAATCCTTCCGGAGCCCACGGATGTTCCCACCCCAGTGCCAGCCCCCACGAGGGCCGATGCACCTTGTATTATCAGTCCAGGATCGACTACTCCATACATTGTCTATTTCCGAGCCGAGAGGATAAACATTCCGAGTACGACGGCTCCTGCCCCATACATGAGGGCTTTCTTCTGCGATTCCTTGCTCTCGTTCAATAGACGGGCCTGCTCTGCCTGAGCATCCAAGGAGGACCGACGAATCGCGGCCAGCTGCTCGCGTGATCCCTGCGTCATCGCTACGACTTGAGCTCGGTGGAAGTCTTCCCTGCGCCGAAACTCGGTCCGTGTCGCCTCGTTCCGAGCCTGGACCCCCTTCACGCCCGCAACGGTCGCAGAGATCACTGCGGACACGACTCCGAGAATTGCGAGTACCATGTCTCATCCCCCTTTCTTCCGTCCGGTGGCAAACATGAGTACCCCGATCACTCCAACCGCTACCGCTGCGCCGATTACAATCTTCTTTTTCCTCTCGCGTTCCTGAGCCTCGGCGAGAGCCATTGATTGCGCCAGAAAAGCGTCCTGTTCGAGTTCCGACATTCCTACCCCGGATCTTCCCGAGCTCGGCATCAGAGACGCCGCCACGGTCGTTCCCGCCGAGAGCCATTCTTCTCTAGTACCAGTATCTACGGGCGCCCGGTCTTGCCAAGCCGAGCGGAGGCGTTGCCAAAAGGTCGTTCTGGGCACCATAGCCGTCGCGTCTTCGGTGGTCGCGCCCGGTTGGTTCATCCTGACGATCCAATCGTCGATAGATTCCGTTGTTTGTCCCGCTTGCCGCGCCGCTCTCCACTCTCGAATCCGTTCGAGCAAACCGGCCCGGTCGCTGGCGCTCCGGTTCTGCCACCAGGTTCGTAGGTTGTCGAAGACTCCACCGTAGGCGCTGCGGCTCGAATAATGACGGCCGACGGAGGGATTCGCTACCAGGCCATACCCGGCCAGCCCTTTATAGTCCGCCGCAGGAGCTCCGGTGGTGGGGCACCCACAGCATCCCCATCCTTCATAGGCCTGGTCCCAAGTGTTCATGTCATCGGTGAGGTAGTTCATCCCTTCTTCCCCCGTTTGCGGACCTTCACCACCCCGAGCGTGATCATCAGTCCAACCAGGCCTACTCCGATTCCGATAAGCGGGAGCCTCTCTTTCCATTTGTTCGCCTGGCCCGATATCTCCGTCAGGTCCCGGACCCCTTGGAGCTCGCCCTCGTCGACGATTCCCGTGTGGCGACGGCGGAGCATCTGAATCTTATAAGACGCGATCTGCGCAGCGTTAGCGTTCCCGGATTGAAGAGCTCGGCTCTCTTCTGTTCGGAGCTCCGCGATTCTCGCCTCGAGGTCTTCTGGGCTCAGGCTCCGCGTGCGGATATACTCCGTCGCGGCCAAAACCAAGGCGGGGCTTTGCCCTCTCGAGTTTTCGGCCGCTACGCGCAAGCCTTCGTCCTGTCCTACGGTCTGGAAAGAAAACACCACGGCCTCAATGAGCTGAGGGACCGAAAGCTGCTCCTCCGGAGCGACTACAGGTGCGGCCTCGAGCTCGGCCTCGTTTCCGTATACGCCCGCATAGGAAACCTCACCCCAGGCGGGGTTCGTCCCGTAGGTCGAACGGCCGTGGGGAGTGAACTTCACGCAGCACTCCGTCCCTTCATGCCTGCGGCAAGTGTAAAGGCAATCCCGGCAAGGAAAGCCGCACCGTCGACTCGAGATTGATCATCCAGAACCGACACCCCTTTGATTTTGGGGTTCCAGTTCTCGAATCTCAGCATGATATAGAACTGGAGCGCCTCTCTCGAGACCTCCTCCCCTGCCTGGTTCAGCTGGGAGACATGCTGGCTCGCGTCCTTCAAAATGTGGAGGAGCTTGCTACCGAGAGTCATCAGGGTTCGGGCGTCGAGGTTCATGGATACGCCGCCACTGGTGGGGCTTTAGGCTTTCCCTTTCCCTTTCCCTTTCCCTTCTTCCTTTTCTTCTTTCCGAAAGTGAGCGCCAGGATTCCAATGAGTCCAACGGCACCGAGACCAATCCACAAAGGTGTCAGGTTACGTCTCGAGCTCGCCTCCATCTCGAGCAGATCGCCGTCTACATCGACTCCAGAGTCGAGCTCGGCCTCGACCATCGCCTCCTCCTGCGCGTATGGAGCCATCATATCGGCCGTGGGGGTACCGGACTCGTAGATCCCGGAGTCCATGTCGAACTCCTGTTCTGCGGCCATCCCGTTCGGCTCGTAGGGCGACTGCTGGGGAGGACGCTTATATGGTAGTTGTCCGCCACCTTGAGGCTTTCTCCGCTGCATCTGCCTGAATCTGCCGATCCGCTGCTGAGGGCTCAGCTTCTTCCATGCCGACGTGCGCCGCGTCTTGGGTTTCCCGCGCATAAACCACTTAGGAGGCGTGCTTCGGAAAGCCCACGGATATTGATCTTTGAGATGATCGATTCCTGGCTTCTGTGCCTTCTTTCTCTTGGCTCGCTTGGCCTTGGCCCGTTTGATCTTCTTGGCTGTATCCAGCGACCTCTGTCGGTACCTGCTGAGCTCCTTCCCTTTCGACCTTCTCTTTTTGGCCAGGTCTCTCGTCTTCTTTGTCGCCTTCTTGATGCGTGCCTTCAGGCTCTTGATGCGCTTGTCGAGGCTCTTCTGTCGGAGCTTGTTCGATACCCTCTTTCGCCGAGCCACCAGCTTTCGGAGCTGGTCGTTCAGTCGTTGGATATTGCGAGAGCTCGCGAGAACCGGGAGCTTTGCCGAATCGAAGGCACGTTTCAGGCCCGTCGTTGCCGCTGCGGTGGCCAGAGCCACGCCGTAGCCGCTCCAGTTGGGAGTAGTCGCAGAGAGGACCTCACCGGGCACGTCAGTTAGCAGGTTGTTCGTAATGGCCTGGTGAAGATAGTAGCCTGGGGCATCGAGGGGAAAGGAAACCAGGATAGTTTTCCAGGTTTCGTCAAGATTGCGCCAGGACTGTGCGTAGCCCTTGGAACTGACATCGTAGGCCAGATGCCAATAGACGCGGCCGGCGAGATTTACGCGCGGGTCCATCGGAGCACCCGCATAGTGACCGTAAGACGGCGTCCGTCCGTAATTAACCATTCGATAAGCCATAGCTGATTTCTCCTGAGCTCAGGTGAGCAGGGTGAGAGCGTAAGCAGCCCCGCCGAGAGTCGCGACGTTCATGCCCTGCTTCTTGCTTTTGTTCTTCTTCGACAGGAAGTACATCGCTGTTCCGCCAAGAATGGCGAGAGCAGAAGCCTTCTGGAAAGGACTCTCTCCGAAGGAGATGTTGAACGCTCCGAATCCATCTGTTTCCGTGCCATCTATTTCGGTGATGTTCACCGTGTTGGGATTGGTTTTTAGTTTTTCTACCACTCTCAACCAGCGACGGTAAACCCGCTTTCTGGCCGGATGATTGTCAGGCATTCGGTCTAGTTGAGCCTTTAGCCTTCTGGATTTCAAAACCTGTTTTTGCCATCGCCTACGGGCTAGAGGTTTGTAGCCAAAACGATCGCGAAGTCGCCCTCCTCCGAATAGCTTTCCGTAGCCATCTAACCGATGCGGCCCCCCGATCATCGACATAAATGTACTGTGTGAAGGAAGGGTTATGACTCCATTGGCAGACAACAGACCAGCCGGTGTCTGGTTCCAGTAATTGTCGAATCTAAAGAGTCCGTCTTGCTCTTGTGGAGTAAGGCTCAACCATTCGATCGGCCAGGCTTGTTTGCTTCCCCAGGAATAGGGATCGTTAATCTCTGAGGACAGGTCCAAGGCATCACGCACCATTTGTCGAACCTCGAACTCCGAGGGAATCCGGTCGTTATACCGGAAGTCCCGGAGCCACCTCTTTCGTCCACCGTATGGACTGTTGCCGGCCACATTCGCGCCATAGCCTGCGAGCGGTGTAGCTGTTGCCATGTCTTCGGACCACAGCATGGGACCCCTGGTCGGCTCGTCCTCGTACACGAGCGGATCTGGAACGACGCCGCCTTCTGCCGTCCAAGTCTGGGGGTATCCGGTAGCCGGCTCGAACTGGTGGGGAATGACGGATGGAGTCTGTGGAGACCATCCGCCGCCTGGCTGGTTCAGCCAGCGATATCGACCGCGTCGATAGGCTGCTTTGGGTGTCCGCCTGCGGATTCCTTTGAAACCTGGTCCTGGTGCCTGGCCTGTGTGCTGGGTGGTGAAGGCCCGCAGGTCCGGAACACTCATCAGACGAGGATGCGCCTTTATAAAGGCTACCGCTTTCTGAGAATCTTCTGGGCGTCCGGTGCGCTTCGCAATCCGAACGAGAGCTCGCGCACGAGCCACCGGATTCGATGCCGAACGGCGCCTACGGTATTGCTGTCCTCGTCGACGAGGCATATCGGAACCCTTTCGGGCATCCAGGGAAGGTCCACACTCGCAACGAAGTTACTCTATTTCGAGCTTGGACGCAAGGTTCGCTATCCGAGCTCCGAGGGACGGGGAGCCACCCCCCCATCGACGTTCTGCACGAGCTCCTCATCGTAATAGATGGGAGTGCCCCAGACGAGTTCTGCCAATACGTCTGCGAGGCGCTCGTCGGACTTGGGCAAAACTATAGGCAGCTCCGACAAGGCTTCTCGTCCATAAGCGAAATGGATCGCATGTCCCAGTTCATGCCGGAGGACTCCGAGCTGCCGTGTTGGTTCGGCGGTAAGGAGCCGAGGACTGACCCCAAGGACGCAGTCGGGAGTCTCGAAATACGCATAGCTCCGGCCCTTCATCCCTGCGTCCGTTGTCACCACCAGACGAATATCCGGGATCTCAGGAAAGGCGTCGGCCGCCTCGAGGTAGACCTGGTGAGCCAGCTCGAATAGCTTCGCCATCAGTACCCCGTTCTGGCTCGACTCCTGCGAGACGTTGCCACCAGGCCTCCAAGCAGAAGCAGAGCTCCGCCCACTATCGCCCAGAAAACCGGCTTCCTGTAGATGGGTGCGTTTTGGGGAGCTCCAGGGTTGGCCGGCGGCTGGTAGTCGCTCGAGGACTTGGGCGCGGACGTTTTCGGCTTAGGACCGAAACGCTTCCAGACCTCGCTCTCTTGGAAAAACCGCCCTCCGGGGTGATAATTCTTTTCTTGTTCCCAGTATTTGGTGGCCAGGTCGCGTACCGTGTCGGCTGTCTTCGACGCGCCCATCCCGATTAGTAGGCGTCTGATTTCCCCGAAGGCTGGACCCATGGCGACAGGATGGGCAAAAACGAACTCCTGTCCGTCGCTGCCCAGGATCTTCGCTTTATATTGGTACCTGTCGATGAGATCCGATCGAATCGCGTTGTAGGCTCCAACTGTGGCCGCGTCGGTCGCAGCCTTTCCACGCTCGAGCTCGGCAAGTACGAAGGAGTTATTTAGGAAATTTTCCCAGTCGGGCATATTTCCAAAGTGAAGCCTGTCTATGTCTCCGGCCGCGAAGTTCCGCAACAAGCTGTTGTAGAGCTCTTTTTTTTGAGTGAGAGCCTCGATCTCGTTTTCCTCGAGGCACCACTCGTAGTCCAGAGCTCCTTCGTTGAGATAATATCCGTCTCCTTCCTCGGTTAAACAGACTGGTTCTCCTCTCGGAAGTCCTCTGGACATTTCAATGGGCCAGTCCAGAAAGAAGCGCAGCCGCCCCGTAGATCCAGCAGAACTGTTCCATCGGTTGTCCCTCGTCGGCGCTCTTGAACGCCTCTCTCCACAGAGAGAACTCCGTAGCGTCGATCCGTTCCCCCGAGCTCAGGACATTGTTCCCCTGCTGCTCAGCGTTGATCTCTTGAAGAATCTCAGCTCCGGCATCGAGGGTCTTGAGCAAAAGAGGATCTCGAGCTCGAGCCGCTCTCATTCCAGCCTGAGCGATTCCGGCTCTCCCGCCTTCTTGAGCTCGGATGGCCTGGCCATGTGCCCATTCGACCGATTCCCTTGTAATGAAATTGGGTAGTTCTACTCCGCCAGCTCCCATCAGTACGTCTCCCAGCTCTGTATTCTGCGTTTCTTGCGTGAATGAACCTGCTTCCCGAAAACTCCAAACATGAGGAGAGCGAGACCGCCCCAGATCCAAGGCCTGTAATAATAGTATCTCACCCGAGCCATATACCAGGCCCACGGCCAATTGTCTCCTGGGTCGGAGTGGGTTTGGCTCGGCACCTCGACATGGCCGATAATATGTTCTCGATCGAGCGGGACCTTGTATTTCTTGGCGAGCTTCGCTGTCAACCAGGCGCTCGAGTTGAGCATCTTCTGGCTCCACGCGATCGGACTTCCCGATCTCCTGGGCTCCATGGCATGAGCAAACCCTACGTGTTCAATCCCGATGCTGTCGGCGTTGTAGGACCAGTTTCCCGCGTGCCAGGCAATATCCTTATCGTCCACCATCTGCGCCACCTGGCCGTCCCACTGCACGGCGTAGTGGGCGCTTCCTCCCCGGTCCGGCTCTTGAAACGTCTTCAGCCCCCCGGTGTAGCCTTCGGCGGTATGGATGACGATTCGATTGATGTCAGCCTTAGTTCTCGACCTGGTACTGAAGTTGTTTGCGTGGGCCGGGAACCACCACCCCCTGCGCCCATGGATCTGCATGCGCTCTCCAGATTCGGAGAGGACACGCGGCCCTTTGTTATGGAGCGCGTCCTGATTCACGCAGTCGATATCCCGACATCCGTGGTAGCTCATTTCTGGCGGGCCAATACCATCAGGAAAACGAAAACGGGGATACCGAGCGTCGCTACGCTCTTCCAGTCGATGGATTCCCACCGGGCTTTTCGCTTCGCATCCTGTACGATTGCCTCGACCTCTCCGTCTTGGACCGGCCCGAACTCGGTAGCCCCGTATCCGCTCATTTCAGGCATCGCTTCTGGGGGAGCTCCTGGGACCGGAGGCATCCCTGGAGCGTTCACGATGTCCCACCCGAGATAGCTGTTGCGGAGTGACGGATCAGCCAGCATCCACTGTTGAGGCCGAAAGGGAGGCCAACCGAGCAGGGTATATATGTGCGCCCATTTCACTCCCTTCGGTTCGGGAGTGCCCTCGATCCAGCGAACGCGCTGGCCGTTCCTGTTTCCGCTAAGAACCGTCTTCCACGGGAGACGAATGGACTCCGCGAGCGAGCTCAGAACGATGTGACAATCGTCGCAGTCGCCCGATCGAACCTGAAGGGTCCGCCAGGCGCTTTGTAACAGCTCAGCGGGTTCGTTTACGTAATAGATATTCTGATTCACCCAGTGAAGGAGAGCAGCCGCTTGCGCCTGGTAGTCGCGAGGAGGCGCATTCGCCTCCTTGATAATGGCGACGGCTTGCTCGCGAATACGTGGGTCTCTCCCGTATTGCTTCACGAGCTTTCGGATGTAGGCCACTCGTTTCTTGTCCGACATCCCGTTCCACTGGGGGAGCTCGAACACTTCATGGCCGGCGATAGGTGCGCCTTCGCGGAAACGAACGCGGCGCACAGCGGTACCGGAGGGTGGGGGAGGGAGTCTCATGCGTAAACCCTACCCCACTGCTCCGTATTTTTCCACCTGCTTAGGAGGCTGCCTTCCGCTTCCGCTTTGCCTTCGGCTTAGCTGCGGGCTCTTCTTGCGCCTTTTCCTCTTCTTCCTCTTCTTCTTCCTCCTCCTCTTCTTCTTCCTCGAATTCGTCGGGAGTCATGGGAATGGGAAGGGTGCCCTCCTCGAGTCCCAGTCCGCTAACGAGCTCCTGAAGATAATCCGGATGAACTACGAGCTCGCTCTCATCGGTGAGGAACTGGGGCTCCCGCTCGAGCATCGGAGAAAACTGGGCGTCGACCATAACCTCGACGATGTTGGCTCCGTCGAGGTCTGTCGCGTCGATACCCGACTGAGCGATCATCGTTTCCGCAGCTGCGTTCCGCGCCTTCATTATGGTTAGGTAGCGAGGATTGATCACTCGCGTCTGTACGTGGACAAGCGTCCAGCCCACCGGCATGTCGCCCATAGGATCGTTTTCGTTCGGGTCGGCGTCGATGCCGGGTGCGCTGAGACCGCTAAGGTCGCAGACGTAGTTAGAAATTCCTTCTTCGATAGGCATCGTGCCCTCCTGATTAGGTGCTGTGTGTTTCCCACAGTAGAGACGCTGCTCCGACTGCGATAATGTTTCCCGCCATTTCTTCCGTGGCTCCGGCTTCAATAAGGTTCCGTGTGCTTTTTCCCTCGTGCCGGAGGTACCCCATGAGGTCCTTGCCCCCTACGCCGTTGAGAAAGGTGGAGAGAATGCGGACCCGGTCGATCTCTTCCCCCGCCACGCCCCATCCCGATGTCCATGCTTCCACGAGGCCCTCCGCCTGCAATTTGCCTTGGGCCAGGTCGTAGTCCGAAATAGCGGGAGGGGAGAGCGACACCGATGGGTCCTGAGCTCCAGACCCCAAAAGTCTCAAAGCATGTAGGACGGTCTCTGTGAGTTCGCCTGCTTCCATCGTAATTTGAACTTGCATCCTACCCCCGAGGAATACCTTCCGGAACCAGGCCGGAAGAGTCGATAGCGGCAATCATCCGTTGAGCGAACGCGGCATCTGCTCCGCACTCGATCAGAGCTCGCCTCATACTGGCCGCAGCCACGTAGTCGATGACAGAGACTTCGGACATAATCCCAGTCGTGATAATTTCCTCCCATTGAGGTTCGGGAGCAGCCATACAACGGCCGATCATGTCTCTCACAGCCTTTCGAGCTCGACGCAGTACGGGAAGGGGAAGATTGATCTTAGTAGTCTGCGCTGGGCCTACAGGAGCCGCCTGAGTAGGTGGAGGAGCGTCCGCTGAGAAGGCCTGCGCCACCGCTGGGTTCTGGGTGCTGTATCGCGCCCCTGCCTCCAGGGGTTCCTGTTCGGGCTCCGCCGGACCTTCCTCATCCTCGTAGTAGGGGAGCTGGGCCTGCGCCTGGAGCGCTACGGCCTGAGCTTGGGCTACCTGAGCTTGAGCCTCTACGTTGGACTTGGCCGCGTCCGCGAACGATTTTCCGACTTCTGTGATTCCTTTCACGATTGTCGTTCCCAGGGTGGGATCCGCCGCGTCGTTGTTTCCGCGCATCATCTCGATAACGTCCATGGGCTTCATTCCGAACTCACCGAGTAGTTTCTTGACTGGTCCGAGAGCTCCGTCCGTCTTTTGAAGAGACATCATGCGTTCCGCGTGTTCTCGCTCGCGTTGCAGAGAGAGATCCATCTCGTTTTTGCGTAGCCGCTCTCGCTGTCGGAGCTCGTCGCGTTCTGCATCCGATCTACGGTCCCTTTCTTTCTGGCGCTCGACATTCCATTCACGTTCGCGTTCACGTTCACGGGTTACCCGGTCCCTCTCCCGCTCGATTGAAAAGGTTTGTTCCTGCCGGAGTCGGTCCATGGCCTGCTGGTGACGCTGGCGCTCCGACTCTCCCGTCATCTGCATCATTTGAATCTGTTGATTGAAGATCCCGGTGAGTGTCTGGGTGATTTGATCCTGCCGAGCCTGGTCGGACTGCATCATCCTCTCCGACACGGCCTGTACTCCGCTCGCTGCATTACTGGCGAGAGCGATCCGCTCTTCCGCGAGCTCGGCCCGCTCGCTGCTTACCGTGTTGCGTTCAGACTCGAGCTGCTCGAGGAGGCGTTGGATTCGGGTCTCCTGGGCCTGGTTCATCTTCTCCATAAAGGCGAACATATGTTCCCCCATGTGAGGCTGGGTAGACGCAGGAGCTCCCGCTCCGCGAACCCGCGCAAGAGCACTGTGGTGTTCGCTGATCACTAAGGTGAACTCCTGGCCCACATATCTTCCGTTTACGTCGATAGGACGAAGTTTGAAGCGGCCAGGCATCGCGGACAGGAATTTCCGAACGAACTCCTCTTCAGAAGCGTGGATCCCTACGACTCCGAGGCCGTGTTCGACCCCCTCGACAACCTGCCACACCCGCAGCTGCTTCGCCTGGGGGAAGGCCGCCGCGTGAGAAAAGAGGGGAGAGGCGGCCGACGTTCCCGTGTTCACGGAGCTCTCGGAAAACACATCGTGCTGAGAAGACCAACCGACACCGCCCACATGGTGGTGGTCCGGTAGATGGGTAACCGACGGATCGTTCATCATGTCCATCTCCGCATCTATCTCCTCCTCACCCTCGAGCGGATCGAAGTGTTCCAGCACTTCTTCGATTGTCTCTTCCTGGACCTCAGCCTTTTTCCTGCGTGCCAAACCGACACCCCCTTTTGTGGATCAGGTGTACCACGTAGCTCGGAATAATCCAACAGGCTATGGTGAGAAGATGTCTCACAGAAAAAAACGCAGCACCATCGAACGTCTCAACTCGTGGAAAACGGCGAAAACGCCGACGGCGGATACTGTCGAGCCGAAACACACACCTACTCACACCGTTGAGAGGGTACCTCAATCCGCTGCGCCGACGCCTCGAGCTCCATCCCCATCAAAGCGAGCTCCGAAGAGTCCCAAACCGTCGCCAGCGAGAGGCCGGATATACGTGAACGTCGTGATCGACCAGGCCACCGAGGACAGGATCAAGCGAGCAATCGCAAAACGGCGCCGAGAACACGGAAAGTCTTTCGGTAAATCCGCCTGGGGCCGGATGGCCTTCCTTGCTCAGCTGGAAAGGGAAGGCGAGTAGTGCTACGACACCACCTCCACCAAGACATACTCGAGGCCTACGTGCAGCTCTTTACATCGGACACTGTCTTGATTCCGAACTGGCGAATCATAACCGGGACAATATTTGTCCTCCTCGCGGGTATCGCCGGCAGTTTTTGTTTTGTTGACGAGTCCAGAGCGTGGTCGCCGAAAGAGGAGGAAGAAAGGAGATAGTACAGGGCTCTTTTAATAGACTCTTTATAAAGGAGCCTTGTACTATCTCCTTCCGAGCTCGACAATCGGCGACCAGCAGAATTTAGATAGACTCCCAGTCCTCGATGCCTTGTTCTCGAGCTACGCCTCGAGCCCACTCTCGAGCGGCCTCTCTGTCGCCCCACACTGGCCGAGCCGAAAGCCGTCGATCCGGAGACAAGGACCGGCGTCCCGTCGGAAAGAGCTTCCGCCACAGTTTCGATGCGGCCCGTTTCGGAATGGGCTCGAGAGGGCAAACCTTCTCCCCGATGAGCGCAGGAGTAAACCACCCATGGGTCTCGAACCAATTCGACACCCACTGCTCCATCGCTGCGATATGCGGCGCGTGGGGGGATTTCGGAAAAGGCGCAGGCTCGGGAAGAGTCGGGTAGTCCACCAGGCCCATCGAAACGATATTCCGCGCCGCGTTAACTGGACGCACACGGTGGGCGACCTGAGCCGCCTCGCTTTCCCGCATAGCGTCCATCGTCCTCTGCACTCGCACGTCAGCGAATAGGCGCGGGTTGTCCGGGTGTTTGGCCATCGAGATAGGGCTGCTATCGTCTTGAAAGTAGAAGGTAGAGCGTTGAAACAAGGCCTGCTCCGGAGGCTGAGGCACTCCAAACAACACCACCGACTCGATATCCCCATAGGTGTCGATCCCTCTTCCACGTCCGAAATGGTAGAGCTCCACCTCGGGGAACCGCTTTTTCACCTCAGCAGCAAAGGCCAGGTAGGTTCCCACCAATACCCTGCCCGTCTTCTCCAGCGACGCGACTACCCGCTCGAGCTCCGTCCAGGCAGCTGAGGTCTTATCCGAGAGCGCCTCCCTACTGGTGCGGACGGGAACATACCAGAACCGCGAGCGCTCGAGCTCAGCTCGGATATGGACTTCCTTGAACGGAGCTCCGAATAGGTTTTCGTAAAGGGTTCGATCTCCGTATGCGTCGAGGACCAGGTCTGGAAGAAAAGAGGCGGGACGGATTCTGAAGGTCGCTTCCCAGTAGATGATTCCTGAAGACTTCACCACCAGGCGACAAGGAGAGTTCCATTCGGGCTCAGTGCGTTTTCCTTCGCGTACCAGCTGCTCGAGGAGCCGAAAAAAGTTTCGGGGCAGTAGGGCTCGGATAGTGGCGGTAGTGGCACCCGCCAGGACGCCTCCTGTGGGCTCCATCATTGGAGCAAGAGCCACGGCCTCGATAAACACGTCTCTCCACCCTCGATCGTCGCTGGTGCGTACCTGTTCCCATAGAGCGTCCAGTCTTTCCACCAACGCGGGGCCTCTGAGCTCGATTGAGCCGTTAGGAGGGACCAGGGGGAGGGCAGACTGCATTACGGAGAGCAGAAGAGCTCCAGCGGCCTCTACGGGCTCCGGACGATCGACGGCGGATCTTCGGATGTCGCGGATCCCAAGCGAGAGCGGGTGTTCCATGGAGCGGAGCGGATCCTCGTCGAACACCACCAGGTCGGGCTTCACGATCTCGTTGTCGATCATCGTACTGGCCTGCTCGTGAGTGGTAAACACCATCGAGAATTTGTCGGCGGCGTCCTTTACCCGGCGATAGTACGCGCATTCCCCCATGTAGGGGCACGAAGGACAGAAGGCTTTACCTGGGCTCCATCCCAGGGCTCCGATCGTCCTAATCTGCCTGGGAAAAGAACAGTTCTCTTCGTTTCTGCCTTCGACGAACACCCGCTTAACCACCATCGGAAAGTCAAAGGCGTTCGTTCGCTCCATGAGTTCGCGGGCGAGCTCCCTCGTCTGGGTGCCAACCACTACCTTGAGCTTCTCGCCCTTGTGGAAGGCGTCTCTGATTCTGTCGGTGAGTACCGATAGGACCGTGTGCGATTTACCGAGCCCCGGAGTGCAACGGAGCAGAACGGGTTCCTCCTGTGGGTTGTCGACGGCCTGAGATATCTCTTCCATCAGTTTTGTTCGAGCTGCGAGGAGATTGGCGCGGGGAGGCCCGGTCCTTTTGCGCAAGGGAAGCGTGCGGACATATACCCCTGTCGCCTTTGCCCGAAAGCCGTCTGGTACCACCAGGCCGTCCGTCCAGGAGGACAGGGGGAGTCCGGACGTGGCCTTGCAGGAGCCTCGATAGCAATCGTAAAACCCGGACCGCTCTTTAATTGCCGCTTTGCCCTTCGCGCCGCAGAAGATACAGGAAGACACTCTCCAGTACCGGTCGCCGGACCAGGACATGCACTCTCTACTCCCGATTGAGTTGGCGGCGAGCACTCCGCCAATGTCCATCTTCCGGGCCTCGTAGTGTCTGCGGGGCCTCTGCGCAGAAGACACCTGCGCCTCGAGCCACTTCGAGGATGCCCGCTCCCAAAGAGAGGAAAATGCGTTTGTGGGGCGCTCGGTTTTCGGAAGGGACTCGCGCCAGGTATCGAAAGCCGGCCTATCGCCCACCCGCGTCTGGAGCAGACACCAGTCTGGATCAGCCACGAAGACGCTCGGGTGTCGGTGGAGTACCGTCTGCCACCTGGTCTTGTCTTTCGGATGGCGGCTCCAGGGACCTCGAAAGGTCTGAGCCCAAGCCGTCTGCGCGTCGAGGGTGGAGTAGGACTCTGACAGGCTCTTGAGGTAGGAGCCCCAGACCTGAGCTCCGTCGCTACCTGGTGGAGATAACCACAGAAAAAAGACCTTGGCTCCTTTGGTTCCGGACACGGCCACGCAATAGTCGCGTCCTGGCTTGAGCCCCAGCGGGTCGAGTTCAGCAATAACGAAGGAATAGGCCTCTTTGAGAGCCTTTTTCGGGTCTTCCTTGTCATCGAAGTCGATTACGGGCCAATACCGGTATTCCTCTCTCGAGTCCGGCGATGAAGGATCGAAGGAGTACCACCGAGATCCAAGGTGATACTCTGGGGCCTGGTAGCAGAACTCGAGAGATACTTCGATCGGGTAGGCCGGAGCTTTCGACTGAAGGACGCTCTTGCAGCGAACCCACCAGTCCTCGCCGGTATTGACGGCAGCTTTCAACGGGCTTACCATAGTCTTGCCATGTCGGTTGTCCTCCGTGTGGTGTATTCCAAAACCCCCCTCCGCTTTTCCAGGCCGGAGGGGGGTTTTCATAATATGGGATCAGCTACCCCCGTGCAATCGTAGGGCAAGAGATGTAGGCGAGCGCAAGCGCATAGGCCTCTCCCGCGTCGTGTTTTACTTCGAGTTCAAATTTGGATCGGATCCATTCCACCGTGTCAGTTTTCGCGGAACGGTGGACCACACCCAGCTGCCGAGCCACCTTTCTCCACGAGCTCACCGGAACCGCTTTGGGAATCGGGTTTCCTCTCGATTGGTTCACTGCTCGGATCATGCCGCAGCTCTGCCCCAGCATGAACGATGCGCGTTGGTTCAGCTGGCGTCCTCTTCCACCTGTTTTGGAGCGCCACTGAGCGGGAGGCTCTTCGTAAACTATTGAAAAAGGCCCATGAGCTTCGCATTGTTTCAGGATCTCCTCTATCGCTTTTTGGGCTGCGACGAGCCTGCGCTCTACATTGGTGGACGTGTGACGGGTAGCTCCGATCAGGATCGGCCTGGTCGGGCGGAACTCGCGAGCGTCCCAAGGAGAGACGAGCGCATACCCAATAGACTTGGTTCCCGGATCGATTCCCAGGATGTTCACTGGTCTTTCTCTGAGCTCGAGCTCGAGCTCTCCTGTAGTCCGTATCCGTCGCGAAACCAGCCAGACCCCTTGAGAGAGAAGCTCGCTTTAGAGATCACCCGAACCATTACCGATGTCACTCGCGTCTTGCCGCCTCGCATAGAGGTGCAGTGAGGGCATACCGGAGCGGAGCTCTCGAAAGACCTTTGAAGGAGCTCCTTTCGGTGGCCGCAGAGCGCACAGCGATACTCGAAGATAGGCATCAGGTGAAAGCCGGAACGAAGGCATACCGGATCTGAATCCCAGCGAAGGTCCCTCCGCCTCTATTGGTGGTCGCTCCGATCGCTATGAAACCGTACATATCGGTAGAGGTCCAGCTGTTTGCGTTGAGGTTTTGTTCGTAGCGCCCGTAAGCCGGCCCCGTATTACTCACCGATCGGTTGAGGAGGCCTCGAGCCTCCGCGTCATCTCCGTCCAGATCAAAGGCCAGGCAAAAATTGCCCCCACTTGCCGAAACATTGGCGGCAGCATTTCCGCTCGAGCCTGTCGTTCCCATGGTACCGCCAAGGGTGGCACCATTATCGCAGCGCATCGCGCCCCATATCCCGGTGTTCGTGCTCACTACTCCGTCGTAGACCCCCAAATAGAAGTTGTAGTTTTCGTTCGGAGTACCTGTAAATTTCATTTGTAGAAGAACCTGAGCATTGGCCGTCCAGTCGGGAGGAGATCCAATCAGCCAACGCACGATAGGGCAGTCCGGGACTCCTGCTCCGATATTTCCAGGATCTCCTGCTCCAAGCGTTATCGAGCTCGTAGTTCCGAAGGAAGCGCCAGTGACAATCGCGGCCGGATCTTGCACGACGGTGCCCGCGCTTAGATCAACATCGGTCCAGGTGATATCTCCCCCGCCGCCCCCTCCGGCCGTTTTGATCGTATACCCGGACTTTCCGTATTTCCATGGGTTCAGGCTCACGAGCTCACCCCGTTAACATAGATGAGCTGAGCAGTGACGGCTCCGGCATTGGTATCGAAAATGAGGTTCGCTCCGCTGCTGGCCCGCTGGCTGAGCGTTCCCACCACGAGAGAAAGGGTCGCGGAAGGCGGAATGACAGCCGCGTTCGCAGCTGGAATTGCTCCCCCAGCTGTGCCGAGCTGCACGAGGACAGTATTTGTCGTATCCGGATTGAGGATAACTACCGTATGGCAATTGTCGGGAATCTCCAGCACGGGCTCCACCGAGGTTCCGGATGATGCCACCACTGCGACGGTGCCGTCGAACATATTTCCGCTTACTGCCATTGTCCCTACTCCTAATCAAAATCGGCCAGGTCGACCGCTCTCCCCATCTGGGAGGCGTCCGAGTGAATGTATATCGCTGTTGTCATGGGAGATATATGGCCGAGTACGGCCTGAATCTCCGTCGATGATACCCCAGCTCGATGAGCATTCGAGGCCCATGTGTGCCGAAGCACATGGGGATTAGTAACACTTCCCATGCGTTTTCCCACGCGCCTCGACACGGTGCGCACCCAATTGGTGCTTATAGGTCCGTCGAAGCGACCCAGAAAAAGCCATCCGGTCCCGTCTGCATCCTTGAGCTCGTCGATGGTGCATTCGAGGTAGCGCTCGAGAGCGGACTGAGCTCCGCGAGACAGGGGCACCCTGCGCTCGTGCCCACCTTTCCCGTGAACCTCTATACCCCACCTGCCTTGAACCATGGTGAGGTTCTCCACCGTGGCGTTGCAGAGCTCGCTGATTCGGAGCCCGGTTCTTGGGAGGCACTCGAGAACGACACGCGCCGGGTCTGGCTCGACCAGGAGCTCCGAATAGAAAACCCGGAGCTCGTCTTCACTCAGTGGATGGCGTAGCTTCCGTTTCCGCCGTTTTCCTCTCGGCATCTTGAAAGGCTCGTGGCCGTTGAAGTCGCACCAGTGGCGAATAGCTGCCTTGTAGACGCACGCTGTACCCGCCGGAGCTCCCCGCAGTTGTTCCTGGAGCCAGCCTTTAGGGTCTCCTTCCCAGACTCGGTTCGCTACCCGAATATAGGTCTCGACGGTACGAGGCTGAAGACCTTCCGCCTGGAGGTAGGCCGCGAAGTCTTGCATCAGGCTTCTGCTGGATAGAGAGAGTCGATCCAGTCGCAGAAATCAGCGAGCAAGCACTGGATGTCGGATTCCGGATATCCGATCGGTACCGCCCATAGAATTCTCCCTTCGTAAGTAAGGGCAAGCCCCTCGATGTGGTAATCGTCCTTTACGACGATACAAACCGAAAGGTCGGTAGTTTCATGCAGAGCTCGAGCGGCGACATAGGCCTTCGCCCATTCCACATGAACAGTCTCCGGATCGCTCGAGGCGATTCCGGATGTGAGGTCAATCAAAAGCATATGGGAGTATCCCTCGAACGAGCTCCAAAGGAAAGCCCTCCCCCGCGAGCCGGGGGAGGGAAAAGGAAACGGGACTCCTAGAAGGGAATGTCTTCAAGTTCGGCCGCTGGAATGTTCCACGATTCGGAATTGGGGCTCCACGTTTCGCGAGGAAAACGAGGTCTAACCACCGAAGCCCGATTCAGGTAGATGTTTCGATATTCGCGATCTCCCTTCGTCTCCTTCTTGATCTGAATCTCGATCGAGTCGCCCACTGGGTTCTTCCAATCCTTGAGCTCCGCCAGGCTCTCCGCAGGACAGTCGTATCCACAGCGTCTCATCATTCGAGCGAAGAGCTCGAGTGTGGCCGTATTCAGTTGAGTCTCCGGGATGTCTCGAGCAGGCCATTTCCGCAAGATCCAATACACGGGGGTCTCGTACCAGCCGCCGAACTGAGAGTCTTCGCCGGAAGCTCCGGAGAGGATTCGCAGGCGCATACTGATTCCCATTCCTGAGAAACCGTCTGGTACTTTCGCTCGGAGCTCCTTCCAGGCCATGCCGACAATCTGGACCGCGTACTTCCCTGGTGGCACCTCAGCGCTACCAGCGCTGGAATCGAGATCCGCGTTCTTGAGGGTATCGGAGAACTGCTTATCGAAGCCTCCGAGAAAAGTGTTCATGTCAAATTCCATGTCTATTTCTCCTATTTCCATGGGTTGTTTTTGTCGCTTTTTGCGACGTACTCGTCGTTTCGACGAAGGGTTATGGGAGCACAATACTCTCCCGCCAGGCAGCAGTGCCATGCGTCTTGAAAAGCCATCCAATCAAGGTCGATCGGGGAGGGTAATGGAGCGGACTTGCTGCCTCGAGACTTGGCCTCGAACCGAGTCGAGGGCTGAGTGTGGATCACCCGTACCGGCTCCCCGTCGAGGCCTACTCCAGCCTCAGCGAAAAGGACGAAATCAGCCAGGCCGACAAGCCATCTCGCGCACGAAGGGGGAAGAGACGGGCAAATCTTGTCGACTGGTTCCATCCCAAGGGGCGACACAGTCCGGACCTTTGCGTGGGACGTGAAACCGATCCCGACTCCGAGAGCGAGGAGCCGGCGCATCGCGCCCTGAAATTCATCGTTGATGATTCCCCATCCTTTTCCGTATTGGCCACCGTCCGACGGAGAGCTCCATCCGTTTTTTCGGCAGACGAAGTCCACACACGACTCGTAGGCCACGTCGACAGTGTCGACCACCAGGTTCTCGTGTCCGCCTATTCCGTTCTGGGCGGCCCACTCGAGGAAGATGAGGAAACGAGACCAAGAGCAGGCTCCGGCCCAGGCGTTTTTGAGCTTCGCTGGAGCCTCGCTGTCCGGATATTCCGAATCCACAAAAGAGATAACGTAGACTTCCATAGCCCGATACCCTGCCTCAAAGTCGAGGAGTAAGGCACTGGACTCCACAGCGAAGGTCGTTTTCCCGATTCCAGGCTCGGAATAAATGAGGTAGATGTAGTCGCGCAGGTTGGGACTGGGTGCGTGTGGGAGACGTTTAAGCATTTTGGAGCTCCGGATTGAGGAAACGGGAACGGGAAAAGCGAGACGAAAGGAAGGAAGTGTCGCTCGTGGAACAGAAATCGAAGAACTCACAGCCGCCGTAGTCGCTGCAAGCGGAAGAGTTACAGGGGTAGAGCTCGATGAGCTTGTCGCGGGTGCCGCTGTCTTCCTGCACCTCGTTCCACAGCCCCTCCGAGCGAAAGCTCTCGAGCAGATCCGAACCGGAGAGAGATAATGGCCTGGTGACTTTGCGAGCTCGCATCAGCAGGTCGTTGAATCGCCGAGCCGATTCCCAAAGGTGCAGCCGAAACCCTTGGGTCTGGCGCCAGTCCGTAGGGAGCCGCGCTTCCCCCATGTATTCCGTCGGAGAGCTCGCGATCGACTCGACCACTCTTTCCGAGAATTCCGAAGAGCTCTCGTTCTTTTTCTGCCTCAGACGAGGTTTGCGGGCTATCCGATAAGAGATCCGCGAAGCCACCAGGCCGAGGCCCTCCTTGGCTCCGAAAACGTATGCCTTTAGCTGGTTGTCGGTTCCCAGGAAACGTCCTCTCTGATCGAGCGTTAGGCCGGTGGTCTTCCGCTCGATGAGCGTGCCTCCGTCTTCCTCGCTGAAGCCGTCGAGCTCTCCACCTGCTTCGATTCGCGGGTGCGCTCTCCCCGACGGGGAAAGGATCGGATGGCGAAACTTCAGATTGCTGCGCTCTTCTTTTCCTGGTGGGAAAACCTCGTCGTAGAGCTGAGCCAAGGCCTCCACCACCCGGAATTCTCGCAGGAGCTCGTCGCGATCCTGCTCTTCGACGGCGGCGTCGACCAGGTCGAAGTATTCGCCTGCGACTTCTTGGAGCGACGCAGTACGTCCCGAGAGCCGATCGAAATTCGTTCCGAGCCGAAACGCGGGTTTTCGCTTAGTTTCGCGAAACCCCATCAGTCCGCCCAGGAGCGCCTTTCGCTCGCAGGTAAACATTCGGGTCCGCATGGTGTGGGTTAAAACAACTTTCACGGTGTCCTCCTTTCCGGTTGTCTTACGGGTGTACCACGGACAGTTCGCTATTGCGAGGACAGAAAATGTCCCTGTTCTGCTCTGTGGCATTCGAGCTCGGTTGAATGCGTGTGCTGGTCGTGCTACGCTCCCGACAGCGCCAAGGTGCGCACAAAGGAGCAAATATGTCCAAGAAGAAACGGGTCCGGTGGGTGTGCCCTCTTTGCTGCAAGGGAGCTAACGGCTCCATTCGGCCCCGACGAAACGACGCCGTTCGCTACTGTCTCCCCTGCACGAAGAAAACCGGGAAACTCACGGAGCGAGCCGCGCCTTCTTTGGAGCGAAAGAAGCGGGAAAGAGAAGAGGCCCGAAAAGTGAAGACATACCTCAAGCTACTGACAAGCAAAGGAAGGTGAGTGATGGAATTCTTCTGCCCATACTGCAAGCTGTGGATCACGGACACGGTGCATCGACAGCACTATCACCACGACATCGACGAGCCCGACGAGAGAAGGGACTGGCGCGTGCGAGTTGACGGCGTGATCTACGAGGACGAGGAAGACCTCGAAGAGAGCAGCAACGCGAAGGAAGGCGAATGATGGACCTCAGACCCTACCAAGAGGAAGGAATAGCGGCCGTATTGGAAAGCTGGAAGAAGTCCGACAGGGTGCTCGTTTCGATGCCCACCGGAACAGGCAAAACGGTATTGTTCGGATCTTTGCTTTCCCGGATCCTCAGAACAGAGCCTCGAGCTCGAGGCCTGGTACTCGCTCATCGAGACGAACTCATCGAGCAAGCATGCGAAAAGTGGAGGAGCATCGACCCCGGAATCGAGCCTGGGGTGGTGCAGGGATCTCGAAACGAATGGCAGAGCCGCCTGGTGGTGGCCAGCGTCCAGAGCCTCCACCGAAAACGACGGGAGCAGATCCCTGTCCCGTTTGACTTTGTGGTGATCGACGAAGCCCACCACGCCCAGGCCGAGAACACTTACGGCCAGGTGCTCAAGTGGGCGGCCGAACAGAGGACCGACTGCAAGGTGCTCGGAGTGACGGCCACACCGTACAGAGGCGACCAGAGAGGACTCGGTGGGGTGTTTCAGAAGGTAGCTTTCTCCTATTCGATTGTGAAAGCGGTAGAGGACGGGTTCCTTTCCCCGCTCGATGCCTACGCGATCAAGACCGGGATCGACCTCGACGATGTCGAACGCAATCGCGGCGAGCTCCACCAAGGACAACTCGGCGCAGTCGTGAACACTGCCGACTGCAATCGACTCGTCTCTCAGGCCTATCGAAAATACTGCGGGAAAGACAAAGCGGTAGCATTCTGCGTCGACGTTCTGCATGCGCAGTCCTTGGCGCAGCAGTTCCGTTCCGACGGAGTTCGAGCTGCGGCCATCTGGGGAGCGATGGGAACCGAATCACGGAAAGCCACGCTCGCCAGGTTCCGAAAGGGGGAGCTCGACGTTCTCACGAACTGCATGGTTCTCACCGAGGGATGGGATTGTCCCGAGCTCGGAGCCGTTCTTCTCGTGCGGCCCACAATGTCCCAAGTCGTGTATGTGCAACAGGTGGGGCGCGTTACGCGCCTGAATCCGGGTAAGACCTGCGGGAAAGTGCTCGACTTCACATTCAACAGTTCCTCCCACCGACTCATCGGGTTCGCGGACCTAAGCAGAGAGCAAGAGCGCCAGGCCGCCGCTCCAGCTGGAGGAGAGGGAAACCCCCAGGTCCGCCAGGTGCAGATCCGGCCGAAGGGAGAAGGGCTGCGGGCTTTCCATGTGAACATTCTCGGAGAGTCGAAGCTGTCGGCCGGATGGTCCGAGTTCGGTAATGAATGGTTCGCATCCTGGGGATCCGTGTGCGCCGTCCTTCGTCCAGTTGATCCGAGCTCTCTTGCCGGAGAGTGGCTGGCTTTGGTTCTGAAGGACAAGGGTGATCGAAAGTACGACCTGGCTGTATCGAGAGGATCCTTCATTACCGTGGCCCGCTCTACCGAAGAAAAGATCGTGGAGCAGCTCGGCAATAACGTGCTCTCTCGAGCCGATGCTGCGTGGAAGCGCCGCCCGGCCAGCAAGAAGCTCATCGAGGCGTGCGAGCGTTGGAAGGTGCCAATGGATGACCAGGCCACAATGGGGGAAGCGTCGGCCCGACTGGGTTATGCTATCGCTTGCTCAAACATAAGGAAGATCAGACGTGGAAATTGAAAACGCTAATCACGAAAGAGCCGTGGAGGTGTTCGGTCCCGGACAGGTCCACATTTGCGAATGCGAGTTCTGCGGCGACGATTCTCCCATGATGATCAATACCCATCCCGTAGTGAGCGGGAGGACCCAGCGCCACGAGAGCTATCTCGTGTGCCGAGGGTGCCTCCCCCGCCTGGCTACCGGCACGCTCGACAAAGAGCGGGTTCGGCGCTCGGCTGGAGTCGGTGGCGACACCGAGCGCGAGCTCCTACTTCCTGCGGCTGTTTTTCTGCTTTAACGGGGTGGGCGGGGGTAAAAGGGGGCACGCTCGGTGGCCCTCTCCCCCCCACGCCGACCAAGGTGAGGACACATGGACGAAACTGAATCCCTTCTTTTGGCTGTAGCCGAAGAGATCGACAGGATGGCAGCACTCTGCAAAAACATGGACCGATCGGTTGGACAGACGGGAGGATCTTCTGTGAGCTCCGCGATCCGTAGGGCGATCTCGAAGCGCAGGCAGGAAAAGCTCGCTCGAGCATGTATCGCCTGTCCCAAAATCTATCACGGAGGACTCATCTGCCCTCAATGCGGAGAGTTCGGCGAGCCCCTGGACGTGAGCTCGAGCCAGATATGATTCCCCAGGCCGCTGTCGAGCGTTACCTCAAGATCAAAGCCTACGCCGAGAAAGGAGAAGAAGGGGAGCGTAAAAACGCACGGAAACTAATGCAAAAGATGGAGGACGAATGGCCCGGTATCGGCCACCAGGCCGACACCCCTCAGCCTGGAGTGCCCTTCGAGGCTCCGGCCTCGAGGCAGGGACTTGGGTTCTGGGACGCTGCTCGAGACGCGATGGATCTCATGGCCGGCAGGACGAACGCTCCCGATATGTTTCTCAAATACGCTCAGGAGCTCGAGGAACAGAGAGTCCACCAGGCCAAGCTGATTCGGCCCACCATGGTGAGACTGAACCGCGAGCAGGCTCGTTCGCTGGTTCAAAGTCTAATCTCACCCTTCATTTCCGACACTATGTTTGGGTCCGTGAAAATCTCCGCCTCGATGGGACCGCAGGAGGTACAATACTGGGAATTCTACGCACAAGACCCACATAATCGGGCTCTCTTGTGCGAGGAGCTCGGAGAGCTTATGTGTCGTTCGATGGCCGAGTTCATGGGGGAGCCGTGAGGATATTTCGTTTCCTACTTGGTCTTTCTATCCTTGGTGGTGGTGGCTACCTGGCCTATCGGCGTTTCGGTCCGTTCGTTTCGTCCGTGGACCGGATTCCAGACTCAGTAAGAGAACGCATGCGTGGGGTAACCTGGCGGGAAGGTTGTCCTGTAGGACTCGACGAGCTCTCTATGGTTAAGATCACCTATCGAAACAATCTCGGGCTGAACTCGGTGGGAAAAGTGATCGTCGCAACCGACTCGGCGGACAGCCTGGTGAACGCATTTCGCGAGCTCCACGGAAGAGGGTTTCGTATCGACAAGGTAAATCCGGTCCTGAAATACGGAGGTAACGACGCGGCGTCGATGAGAGCGAACAACACTTCGGCGTTTAACTGCCGGAAGGTTTCCGGTAGCTCCAGCTGGTCCGAACACAGTAAGGGCACCGCTATAGACATCAATCCCTTGGTGAACCCATACGTCTCGGCTGGCGGCAGCGTTCAGCCAGTCGAAGGCGCGAGGTATGCCGATCGCTCTATCCGGGTGAAGGGGAGCATTACCCCTGAAATTGCGGAGGTATTTGCTCGGAACGGCTGGAAATGGGGCGGAGACTGGAAGGGAGCCAAGGACTACCAGCACTTTTCGATCTCGGGTAGATGATGCAGAACTTTATCAAGTGGTTCAAGACCTTTGTCGTTAGATATTTCGGATGGGAGTTCCGAGCTCCGTCTCAGCTCGAAGATAAAAGGCCTGGCTCCCCAGAACCGGCTCTCGAGCTCTGTCCCGACATCGAAGAAGGGAGCTGCTGCGAAGACCCGGAAAACCAGCGTCTCGATCCTTCTTCTGGAGAGCTCGACTGCGTCTCCTGTGGTGCCACCCTCCCCGTTCCGGAAACACCAGGCCCAAACCCATTCGAGGATCCCCCCATGGAAAGCTACGAACTGCCTCGGCGCCCCCTCCTGCTCTCTCCTCACCAGGTAAAGGCAGAGATCGAGCGGATGGGATTCGAGTTCTTTAGGGGCCAGTACAATCCAAACCTTTTCGGAATACGGATCCTCGAGGATGCGAACGAATGGAACGATCTCATCGGATGCCTCTATGAAGACGAATTCGGTGAGCTCCAGATGGATATGTACCGTGGGACCACCGATCCGGGTATCCCCTGGCTCGAGAATCCCTCGAGAGAGGATGGGTGCGCAGTGTTGGCGACTGGACAACATCGAGGATGCTGGGTCTTCGGCTTTCATCGTGGAAAATACAGAGCTTTGATCCAGCATGGAAATAAGGTGTCGGTATGGCGTGACAATTCGCGGGATTCTAAAATTGACGTGGGGAGCCACGATCCGATCCCAGGTTTCTACGGGATTAATTTGCATCGTGCCTCTGCCCATCGCCTCGTGGATGACGTGGGTTTCTATTCGGCCGGCTGCGTTGTGATCAGGGACGCCGGAGAATACAACGAGCTCTTGGACTTTCTGGACTCTACTCAAGAGGTATGGGGAGACCGGTTCAGCTTCACCCTGCTTAACTGGCCTTTCGGAGTCGACGATGCCCAGGCGTGAGAAGGAGACCAGGCTCAACCTGTGGGACTTCGACGATACTCTGGTGGCGTCTCGTAAGGTGGCTGAGCAGCTGTACGCGGACTATCCGGACATTAAGCGAGAGGAGTGGTGGCACGACGAGAACGTCTCGACTCACGCGGCCTTGTTGACTCCCGCCATCAGCTCTAACTGGTCCGCCATGAGCTCGACTAAGGGGGAGCACTGGATCTTGACTGGCCGAGTCTTGGGAGCAGTCTTGGCCTGGCTGGAAGAGAACGCATCCGATCCAGCAGTGAACGGAGCTCTCGATCGGCTCATCGACGTAGTCAGCACCTCTGGACGAAAATGGAAAGGGGAGGCAGAGGGTACAGCGGCAAGGAAAGCCGAGTTTGTGGCCGGGATCTGCGAGGATTGGGAGGAGGTTCACCTATACGATGACACGCCCGAAAACCTCGAGGCCGTACTCGAGCTCTGCCCAAAAGTGATCCCCCACCTGGTTAGGGCGGGGGAGATCGTAGACTTTGAGCGAGCTCCAGATGATGTAGAGCTCGTTCAGTCTTCGGCGTCTGGCATAAAGTAGGAAGGGTTCTCAATGAAGATGGGAGTCCCTTCTCCTACCCAGGCTCCGAGCGTGTTGAAATGGAAATACTCTTCGGCCGATGAGTAGGACATGCCGTCCTTTTTCACCATCGAGTTGATAATCCCATCCATATCGTAGGCGATAACTGGGCCTACCCCGAATCGGTACGCGACGCCCACGATGTGGGGATCATAGAATTCGGCTGGCTCCAGCCTCAACGCTTCGCACTCCTGATCGGCGAACCAGGTGATCACTTCTGAAGGCACTACTTTGTTCATTCGGTCTTCCTCTCGAGCGACATCAAATGGTCGGTCGCTCTGTCGACACGGGTGATAGCTCCTTCTACGGCTTTCTTGGCTTGCGCCTCGTCCCAGGAGAGATACCTCTGAGCTCCACATCCACTACATTCTTCTTTGGTAGCAGACAGGCTCGCGTGGATCTTTCCGAGCTCTCTCAGGAGCCGCTTCAGAGTTTGAATTCGTTTTTCCATGGTTTCCTCGAGGTAAAGGGGAGGGGGAAACATGCCCCCTCCCCACCTGGCCTATTTAGCCAGGGCTACGGCTTCGCCAGGAATCGCCCACACGTTACCATCGACTTGTTGCAGGTCGACGGCGAACCGATGGAGATCGGAGTGTGCCTTCATCACTCGATTAGCTGCTGCGCCCTTGAGAGCATGGTTCACAGACTGGTAGAAACTGAAAAGATTCCGTCCCTCGTGTTCCTCGTGGGGGGGCTTCTCCCAATATCGACGAGCTCGATTCATCTCAGTGGAGCCAATCAAACCCCGACACGTCATTACGCCGAGAGCGGCAAAGACATCATCGTCTTTCATTTCCACCTGGTTGAATGTCTCGAGCTGGGCTTCTGTCTTACAGAACTGATCCCAACAGATGCCGACTCCATCGTCGATGAGCTTCTCGAGGTCCTGGAGCGCGTTCGGAGTGTGCCGCCGGAAAAAGGTGAAGCTATCTCCGCTAAATGCCAGATTGTCGCACACAAAGGCCCCAGCTCCGCCGCACACTGCTCCAGTTAGGGTCTTGTTGTAGCTGTTTCGGCAACCGATAACGAGAGAGAGGTCGGCATCTTGTTTGAGGGCCTCGAAATAGAGAACGGCGAAGAGCTGGTTCCCTCCCATGTTGAGGCCATACTCGGCCTTTCGGAGCCTCACGGGAAGGTGTTTCTCGCATGCGTCGAGCGTCTTATCGAGCATCCATCCGTGAGGTACTGGACAATACGTGTCGGTTTTCTCGGGTAAAGGGATGGCATCTACCACCTCTCGTGTGACGGCTTTTCCGCCCGCGTGGAGCATAAGTCCCATTTTTCTCTTCCTTTGTCACCCTATTGGGTGCGGTGTGAGCTCTACGAGCTCGGTGAATGTTTAGACGCGGCCTCGAGGACTGCGCAGATGAGTTCTGGCCAGTTGTTCGCGGGCTTCCCTCCCACGGGCCAGGTGGACTCGCATAGAATCTGAGCGAGCTCGATACAGCGAACCAGAAACGAGTCATAGGCGAGAGCCTCCGTGGGAGAGACGAGCTCTCTCAGCGGAGGCCCCTCGTCGCGGTAGAATGCCTGGCATGCGGAGCGCCAGAAAGAGAAAGTCTCGACAACCAGGCAGTCCATTTCCGACTCGAACTCGCCGACGCAGGAACGGAGATCGTAACCGTCCCATAGCAGGGAACGAATCTCGTCTTTGCGGAGCAAACGCTCAGCCTTTGGGAAGAGAGACTCGGTGGCTCTCCCGGCCACGGGAAGGATGGCCTGGCATTGAAGAAGAGAGATCATTTTTCGACCTCCTTCTTCAGCCGAATCACAACCGGCTCTCCTTCTTTGGCCCGGACAACCCGGAGACACAGCCCGTGCAGGAGATCCTGAACTTCGCCGCAGTTAGCCATGTAACGAACCATGGTCTCGGAACGGATCCGCTTGAATGCGGCGTCCGAGATATGGAGCTCTATCTTTTTCATTGGTACTCCTTTGAGCGCATCTTTGGCGCTTAACTGTATAGTTACACGATCAGGTTAAGTTATCAACCTCGAAAGTGCTGTCTTAGGCTCTTCTTCCACTCCTCCGGGTTGCGTCGATCGAAGGCATAGAATTGGGTAGGCTCTCCCGTGCTCGGACCAAAGATCAGAAGTGCCGAGGGAGCCGGTGCCGCGTGCCTCTCTCCGTCTGCCTTGTGGAACCGGAGCCGGCCGCGTATCAGAAAAATGGCTCGAGCTCGCATCGCGAAGTCCTGCCACCAGGCCGTATCCGTCCGAGCGAAGATCAACACCGCGACTCGTTTCCCGTAGAGCTCCGACTGCTCCCATGCTTTGGATACAAAGAGGCCTACTTGACGCCCATACGGAGGGTTGAGCCAGATCCGCTCGCCTGGCCAGCTGTCCCGTGCGAGAGCATCATCTTCCTCGGTGAGATACTCAGTGCATAGCGCGTTGTCGGGATGGGCACTGGCGTCGAGCTCGAAGTCGCAAACCGAGTCGAGCTCGTCGAAGAGCCACGCGGGAGTCCTCCACGCCTGGTCCTCCGAACGAAACAACGTGCGCCAGGCCGTACTCATGCCTGGCCCCCTGACATCTGGAATAGGACGGAGCGGAGTCGGCCCTTATCGACGATATGGATGTCCGCACCTTTGCCGAGCTCGTACCATCCGGCCGCCTCCTGCTTGGGCGCGTCCCATTCGATGAATCCCAGAAAAGCGTCGTGTTTAGGGTTCCCCCATACCGACGGATCGGTGAGAGACCGCATTTTCCCCATTCCATGGGTGAGGCTTAGGACGAGTAAGGGATGATTGAGCTTCATATCGGACATCGTTTCTCCTTTGTTCCTTCTGTGAGGACCAGGAGAGGATTACACGTTTGGAGTTGGCTCGTCAATACCTGAGAGTATCTTTCTCTTTCGAGCGGCCCTCCTTACCATCATCACAGCGGCCACCAGGCCCACGGGAGCAATTACCCAAACCCACCATGGGGGAGCATCTGCTTTAAGGGACCGGATCCGTTCCCGTAACCAGGTGGAACCCGCCTTCATCGAGAGAGGCGGTCCCAGGTTTCTCTGGTGTGTTCCCGCCTCCGCCTTTGCTTCAGATTGTATACCTGCTGAATGAGCGCCACCGTAGCCAGCAACGCGATTCCCCAGGCCCACCAGGGGGTACCGGAACCGCCGAGCCCAGCGAGCCGAGCTCCGCTGAGTCCTGTGGGGAGCTTAGACCTTTCGTTCGCTTTCCGAGCATAGTCGCCGGCCGTTCGGATTCCATTGTTCTGTCTGAGGTATTGGTCGGCTCGGCTCTGCCCTCGGTTCTCCACGTACCAGTCGTAGATGTCGAAGTCCTCTCCCTGGCCCATGGCAACGGGAAAAAACACAGCCATGTAGAGATCAGTGGGTTGGGAGAGGTTTCGGCTACCAGATATCTTCCTCTCGAGATAGGCCTCAACCCAATCCATTTGTTCGAGCTTCGACATTGTCGCGAGCTCTTCGACCGATGTTCCCATTCCTTCGGCAGTGGGGGGAACGAACTGGATCAGTCCCGTCGCACGGGTATGGGGATTCTGAACGGAGGGGGAGAACGTCCCAGCTGTCTCGAAGTTGATGAGATTAGCGAGCCATCCGGGGTCCGGTATTCCCAAACGTCCGGAGACTGCCACGATCTCTCGAGCCAGGTCCATCCCGGCCTGGGGGTAGGCCGCGACGATATTCCGGGCAGATGAGGCCATCTACTCAGTTCGTTCGGTAGGCCTCGAACCCCTCGCCTCGAGCTCCGACGATTCGTTCGAGGTCGATCTGATTACCGTCATAAGAAGACAGAAAATGCGCGGCTCCATCGGTTGCCACAGCATCGGTGGCGGCCTTCTCTTCGTCCAGAACGATAAGTCCCTTCTCGATTAGGTCGCTGAGCTCCCAGCCGAATTCGCCCATGAGGTATCCCACGGCGTCATTATTGAGCTCCGAAAGATAATCCTCATAGTACTCGTCATAGAGTTTCTCGCGGGCCTCCTCCGGATCCTCATCCTCTCCCATCTCTGCACGCTCGAGAGCGTCTTCATCGTCCAGGTCGTGGACCGATTCCGCGAGCTCTCCGGCCAAAATTCGCTTATCCATGTCCCGCATATACATATAGTGCTGGAGCCAGCTCTGAGTGAAGAGCTCGGGCTCCTCCTCTAAAGTCTGTTTCACGTATTCTTCGGCCAGGCCTGCGCCATCCTTGGTGAGAATGTATTCGGCGGATCCCAGGTCAATCTGGACCGCATCCGTCCTGAATCCCATATCGGAGCTCGCAGCTTCTTCCGCGAGCTCCTCGACTTCCTCGTTATCGAGGCCGAGAGCCTCGTCGAGATTCAGCTGGTGGATAGCATGAGCGAGCTCTTTTACTGAGAATCCCATCAGTCCCAATCCTCTTCTTCGTCTTCCATGTCCTGGCCGATGAGGATTTCATAGGCGTGTTCCACGTCCATACTTGAGTCGATACTGTTCAATGCCTTGGCAATCAAGTCCATCTCGCGCCAATTGATATGCTCAAAGGGCTCATATCCAACGTCCTCGAAACTATCTCCACCAGGCAGGGCGGCAAGGATACCGCCGACGATGGCCATGTACTGGTCGATTTGTGCTCGACTGTAGTCAGGCAGCGCATCTCGAAGGTTACCGATATGCTCTTCTACTTGTTTCTTTCCCATTAGGTGCCTCTAAGTAGTAGGTGAAGGAGGAGGAGGGGCTGCTGCTTGGGGATTTACAGCCTTACGGTTCCGGCTTCGTCGGAACACAGCGAAGGCTATCATAGCGGCCGTCAAGCCGCCCACCATCATCTTCGTCTCTTTGCTCAGGTCTCCCTTTTGTCCCTTTGCTTTGGCGTAAATAATCGCCGCTCCGAGCGGAGCAATCGGAAGGAGAGCACCAAAAAAGTAACCCTTTGCCGCCTCTTTGCCTTCAGGAAGACCGGCGACTCCGTCGCTAATCGCATTCCCTACGGCTGCGCCCAGGATGGTTCCGATACCCTTGATTCCGGTGAGCTTCGCGATCTTGTCTTCGAGACGGTTTCCCGCGAATCCAGACAGGACCACGATCCCGTTGTCGATCATTCCGAATCGAAGTGTTTTCGCAAACACTTCTCCGAATTGTCCATAGGTGCCGGTTCCGGCATTCTTCAGCGCGGAGAACATGCCGAGACCACCGAGAGGTGTGCCGAATAGGTCTACGCCCATAGAGCTGCGCATCGCGCTCTCCTTTGGGTCCGTTCCACACTCGACACCAGTATAACTGATTCGAGCTCGTCGTGGGTTCCCTACTCTGTTTCGGATCGGTATACGGTCCTGGTCCCGGATGAACTCGGGTATTGCACCCACCGATCAACCGCCTCGAAGCTATTGTCCATCCAGATTTTCACCGGTTCGGACTGGTCCTTGATCTTGACGAACCATTGGAAACGGAGCTCGCAATCGTTGTGAATCATGGAGAAAGATCCCACATGATTTCCTTCCGGATCGATTACCTCGAGGAGCTTGTCTGTGGGGCCTCGATTCCGGCCTTTCGAGTCTTTGGCGAGAGCTCGAAAGCCTTCGGTGGTGACTACTGGAAAACTCATTTCTTTGCTCCCTTTGCCTTTGCTGGAGCTCGCTTCGGAGCGGCCTTCTTCGGAGCAGCAGCCTTCTTCGGAGCGGCCTTCTTCGGAGCGCTCGCGTTCACGAGCTTAATCTCCGCGAGCTTACCGCCTCTCATCTCCGTCTCGAGGCTCCACGATCCCTCATTGAGATCGAGAACCAGGTGAGACAGATGGCTGGAAACAGGAGTGTCCAGTACAGCGTCTCCGTACTGCTTGGTAGTCCATTCGT